TGTGAGTTCACAACAGGACAACCGGTATCTTTCATATATGATACCAAAGAAGAGTTAGTAACTGCACTAACAAATTATGGACAAGAGTATCAAGACCCACAAGTACTTGATATTCAAATTCCTGGATCACCACTTGCAGAACCGGAAGAAATGTAGTAAATTATAATAATATGTCACTAGGAAACGGAAACCCTAAAGAAGGAGATAAAGGCTCTAACTTTAATTATGAACTTAAGGTCTTACAAGGTCTTGATGCTATTGCTACTGGTCTAGAGCAAAGTAACTTAGGTAAAGGTCTATTTGCTGAACTTAAAAACAGCTCTTCTATTACAGATACAACTGATCCTGGTAGTTTATTAGGTCCTGGAATTGGTCAACTTACAGTTCCTGCAAATACATTTAAAGTAGGTGATTCATTTCACCTAAAAATGTTAGGTCACTTAGGTGCTAGAAACGGAACTCCGTTGAGACTAGAAATAATGTCTGATTCTGTTATACTAGCAGATACAGGACCTATTACATTACCCGCTTGTACAGATAAACACTGGGAGCTTAATGTTTATTTTACTATACGTACACTAGGTGTTGCGGGATCAGCAAGCATTATGTCTGGTGGTATTTTTACTTACACCAAAGATGCATCTAATGCATTTGAAGGCACTAACTTTACAGTAGAGAATAACACAGATTTTGACACAACTATTAGCAATACCTTAGAAGTAATAGCTACTTGGGGCAGCGCTCACCCTAACAATAATATTTACTCAGAATTAGCAATACTACAAAAGATTTATTAAAATGGGATCAGCGGAAACATGGATGTTTAGCACCAAAGATGTTATCTGGATAGTGATGACAATAGGCTCAGGATTATCAGCGTACTTTGCACTGAAACAAGACCTGGGGAAGTTAAGAGGGAAAGTAGATAAGCTTGCCGGTGATATGGAATCTCTAGAGACTGATCTTACTCACAAGGAAGAAACTATTTATAACCGCATGGAAATACTTAAAGAAGACCAGAAAGCTGCTCATGAGAAGCTTGATCTGAAGATGGATAACTTAACTACTCACATGACGCAGTTAAGCACTAACATTGCAGAACTTACTGGTTACATCAAAGCAAAGAAAGAAGACTCTAAAAAGTCTTAATTCTATATTGGTTAATATGATTTAGGTTAAGGTACCTGGGCAAACGTGCCTGGGTATTTTTTTGTCTAAACATTTGGAGTTTAAACTTTTTATTATATATTTGTCTAAACCTAAATATATAAAAGTTATGGAAAACCAACAAGAAATGTTTACTCCTGAACAAATTGAGGAGAAAAAAGCTGAGTTAATGGCTTTTTACAGCGAGCAAATTCAAGTTCTTCAATTGCAAAAAGACTATGAAACACTTGCTACAGAAATTGAAGAGTTGCGTGCAAGACGTTTAGTAGCTCAAATGCGCCAAGCACAGATAATGGCACCAGCTCCACAAGAAAGTGATGATGCACCGGAGACTGCAGAAGAAACGGCTGAGATTAGAAAACGCGTTTTAAGAAAAGAAAAGTAATTTATTATGGCAGTAGTAAATCAAGTACAGAAAAAAGTACGTATGAACCTATGGGACATAGTACGTTTTCAGCTTAATGTGCATTGCCATTTAAAAAACATTTCAGTATCTGATCGTGACCTTAATTGCTTAACCTACTTAGCAATATCAGGTGAAAAAGAACTTGCGGATTTTTGTAATGCTGTTGCCGATAATAACATTTTCGGCAATAGCCAATCCGTAAGAAATGCAATATCTAAAGGTCAGCGACGCGGTTTGGTAAATGTATTTAAAAATGGTAAGGCTAAGAAACGCATTAAGCTTAACCCAGAGATTATGATCCAAACAACGGGTAATATTTTGTTAGACTATAAAATGGTAAGAGTTGAATCCCAAGAAAGCGAAAACCCTTTACAGCGAAGTAGCGAGTGATCTTCAACTAGACGAGAATCTTGTTAAAGATATTCTCGACTTTTATTGGGGAGGTTTGCGAAAGCAAATGACTAACTTAACGTCACCTAGACTTGATGTTATAAATCTTGGCACTTTTGAAGTAATGCCAAAAACATTAGGTAGAACTATTGATGTCTATAGGGAGTACCAAAAGGCGCCTGTCCCAAAAACCTTTAATAAGTACCAGGCTTATAGTTTAACGGATAGCCGACTTAAACGTCTCCTAGAGATACAACAAGAACTAGAAAGTTATAAAGAGATAAAACAAACCGTTATAGAAAAACGATATGGTAAACAAGATCAAGAAAATCTGGAAGAATAAATGGCTAATTCTAGAGGGAGTAATTAACTATTACTTTACTCGTAAAAAGATTGAAAAGATAGCAAGTTACAGATATGATATATGTAGCACGTGTCCTCTTATTGATCTTAAAGGTAACAAGTGCGAGGTGCCTGGAACTCAACCTTGTTGCGGTGATTGTGGATGTTCGTTAAAATATAAAACCTATAGTATGTCTTCAGCATGCCCTCACGGAAGATGGTTTGCTGTAATGACAGAAGAAGAAGAAGATGATCTAAATGCGAAACTGGAAAATAATGGCGATAATATTTAAACCCGAGACTCATAGTTATAGCAGCATTGATCCTAATGAGAACATCTCATGGACTAGTGTAACTAGTGTCATATCTAAATTTAAAAAACCATTTGATGCTGATACTATAGCTGCTAAGTCAGCTAAGAGTAAAAAAAGCAAGTGGTATGGTATGACGCCAGAAGCTATTAAAGAAGCTTGGAAAAGTGAATCTAATAGAGCTATGAGTCTTGGTACTTGGTACCATGCACAGAGAGAACGTGATTTATTATCATGTGATAGTATTAGTAGGGAAGACATTGTAGTACCCGTTTTTAAACCTATTGAAATAGATGGTATTAAAAATGCACCAGATCAAAAGCTTGGTGATGGTGTATATCCCGAACATATGATGTATCTTAAGAGTGCAGGGTTATGTGGCCAAGCAGATAGAGTTGAGGTGGTAAACGGTAGGGTTAACATCTATGATTATAAAACAAATAAAGAAATTAAAACCACCGGTTACACTAACTGGGAAGGAATTACTGATAAGATGCTTGATCCAGTCAACCATTTGGATGACTGTAATCTTAACCATTATTCTTTGCAGTTAAGTTTTTATATGTACATGATTATTAAACATAACCCTAGATTGAAACCGGGTAAAATGATTATAGAACATATACTATTTGAGGAAGCTGGTAAGGATGCGTATGACAATAGAATTGTGAAGTATAATGATTTTGGTGAGCCAGTTGTACAAGAAATTGTACAATATGATGTACCATATCTTAAGACTGAAGTTATAAACATTATTAATAGACTAAAGGAAAATGTCAAAGCTTAATGAAAATATAGAACTTTTTAAGTGTTATGTAAAAGCATCACATTTTACAAAAGATGACGCTGATAGCAATACTTATCATAAAGCTTATGCATTTGCTGTACAATCCTTAGCTGGTAAAATACTAACGTTTCACGTAATGACTGATTATGGTATGCTTAGATCAAGAGTACCTATTTCAGAAATATACATGGAAATACCTAAAGCTGATATTCCATTTCACTTTAAACAACTATGGGATTGCTTTTCAGAAAATATATCTGTTATTACATATGATTATCTATATGAAAAACGCTGTCAAGTAGTTTTAAAAGATGGTAGTATGATATGGGCTACATATTTAATGACAGTAGATTGGTATAAAAATCCTTACTCTGATGAGCCATCTGATTATAAATGTGGGCATATTTTAATTGCAGATGATGGTTATTTACTTTGTCAACCTAATAATAGAATATACTGGAGAGATTCTAATTGGGTTACAAAGCCATTTCCTGTAGAACCTTCTACATTTAAAGTAGATACGCATATAGAGTCCGTTGAGGCCCAATCTGATAAGTGGGTATCTGAAGATTCTAATAGTTATTATTATGAAATAAAAAAGATTGAAGATGATAGTCAAACTATTTGATATACAAAACAATGTTATTGTGCCTACTGAGCATTGTTATACAATAAGTACCCTTAAGAAAATTATGGATGATTATCCAGAAGATTACCTAAAGATATATCAGTACTTATTTTACATGACTTGTCCTAATCCAGACTTAAATCCTTTTTTTAATCTTGCTGAAGATGACAAAGAAGAGATTATATTAGCAGAGATAAACGCAGAGTTTAGTTCTGAGGATGATGGTATCCCAGGCGCATTAGAACTTTGTAAACAATTATATGAAACCCCGACCATGAGGGCGTATAACGGTATTAAGCAAATGCTTGACCGTTTAGCAAACTACATGGCCACAACAAGTATCACAGATGGAAGAGACGGCAACATCACAGCGCTTACAAACACAGCAGCAAAATTCCAGCAAATCCGCGAAGCCTACAAAGGCGCGTACAAAGACCTCCAGGAAGAGCAGGCGAGCCGTGCTCGAGGCGGGGCGGGGCTTGCATATGACCAAATGTGATTATCTTTATGATTACTTGTTACACTATAACATCTTTCAAGAAAAATGGTATGCGGTCCGTAGAGAGGATGTTGAATCTTATCTTAATGGGCAAGCAAAACCTAGAGGTTTTAAAGAACTAAAAGACTTATTACATAGTCTAAAAAAGAAGCATGCTAAAAGAATATAACATAGAAATTCCTACATGGGAAAATGGAGAATGGTCAGTGACTACTTTTCCTACTCGTAATGATTTTAAGGAATTTGTAGAGGGTATATTTAAGGAGCCTGGTCAATACCATTTTGATGAGGTCAGCAAAATGTTCAATGAACAAGCTAGGATATTTAATGACATTGGATTTTACTGTAAAGCGCCTCAAGGAACTAAAGACTTTATTATTTATTGGAATGACCAAAAGAATAAATGTAAGGTAGGTGCTATTTATAAAAATAATGGTAATGCGTGGTACATACCCCGTGACTACTACATGTGGCTAAACTTCCTACCTATATTTAATAAGGAGACTCAAAGGTTTGGTTTTGCTGATGTACGTGATGCACAATATCACATGGCGCTATATGAGATACTTGCAGAATTAAACTATAAACATTCTGCAATATTAAAGAAACGTCAAATTGCATCTAGCTATTTTCACGCCGGTAAACTTATTAATCAAATATGGTTTGAGGAAGGTATTACTCTTAAGATGGGTGCTAGCCTTAAAGACTATATCAATGAGAAAGGTACTTGGAAATTCTTAAATGAATACGAGGCTTTCTTAAATAAACATACAGCATGGTACCGCCCTATGAACCCTAATAAGGTTATGATGTGGCAGCAGAAAATTGAAACTGTAGATCCACTAAGCAAGCGTAAATCGGAAGTAGGTCTCAAAGGCGTAATGCAAGGGATGTCCTTTGAAAAAGATCCGACTAACGGGGTAGGGGGACCTTGTAAATACTTTTTCCATGAGGAAGCTGGTATTGCTCCTAAGATGGATACAACCTTTGAGTATATCCGACCTGCTATGAAATCAGGTTTTATGACTACAGGTATGTTCATTGCTGCAGGATCTGTGGGTGACTTGTCTCAGTGTGAACCTTTAAAGAAAATGATTACGCGCCCGGATGCGAATGATATATACTCAGTAGAGTCTAACTTAATAGATGAAACTGGCCAAATAGGTAAAACAGGTTTATTTATTCCTGAGCAATGGTCAATGCCACCGTTTATTGATGAGTATGGTAATTCTAAAGTGGAAGAAGCATTAAAGGCATTAGATGAGCAGTTTGCTACTTGGAAAAAAGAATTAGATCCGCAAGAATACCAACTTCGTATATCCCAGCACCCTAGAAATATCAAAGAAGCATTTGACTTTAGAACTGTATCAGTATTCCCAGGTCACTTAGTTACTTCTCAGATAAGAAGAATAGAAGATAAAATGTATCCCTATGAATTTTTAGATATCTATAGGGATGAAAAGGGTCAGGTAGCTACACGAGAAACTAATAAGTTGCCTATTATAGAATTTCCTATTACTAAAAATACTGAGGATAAAACCGGTACTTTAGTAGTATGGGAAAGACCTTGCAAGGATCCTGAATTTGGGATGTACTATGCAAGTATTGACCCCGTAGGTGAAGGAAAAACTACCACCTCAGAATCATTGTGCTCTATTTATGTTTATAAAACAGCAGTTGAGGTAACCCGTAATGATGGTGAAAAAGTAGAAACTTTTATTGAAAACGATAAAATAGTAGCTGCTTGGTGTGGCCGCTTTGACGATATAGCTAAAACTCACGAGCGTCTAGAGATGATTGTTGAGTGGTATAATGCCTGGACAATTGTTGAAAACAATATTAGTTTATTTATTCAACACATGATTCATAGAAAAAAACAGCGCTATCTTGTACCACGAAGTCAAATATTATTTTTAAAAGATATTGGTGCTAATGCTAATGTGTTTCAGGAATATGGATGGCGTAATACCGGGACTTTATTTAAGAGTCATATGATAAGTTATGCTATTGAATTCATAAGAGAGGAGCTTCATCAAGAAACTACAGATGATGGTAAAGTTGTTAAAACAACTTACGGTATAGAGCGTATACCAGATATCATGTTGATGAAAGAGATGATGGCATATCGTGATGGAGTTAACGTGGATAGACTTGTATCATTTGCAGCATTAATTGCTTTTGCTAAAGTGCAACAAGCAAATAGGGGTTATAAAAAGCGCTATGAGGAAACTGGACTAGCAAAAAACTTGGATAACTCTAATAAATTCAGTAAATTAAATAAGAGCCCTTTTCGTCACATTGGCGGTGGGGGCCATACTTTTAATGGTATGAAATTACCAAGACAAGCATTTAAAAACTTAAGATAAGCTATGGAAATATATAATGCCATGCAGGTAAAGGCGGGAGCCAAGGTTGAGTACAACAAAATGGGTACTCTTAATCAGCCCATCCAGTTTTTACCTAAAGATAAAAAAGATAAAGACTGGGCTAACTGGAACCTAGACTGGCTAGAATGGCAAGGCTTACGTGTAGTACGTAGAAATGCACGTCGTTTCTTAAAGAACTATAAGCTTGCAAAAGGTATTATAGATAAGAGTGACTACATTGTAGAAGAAGATAATGAGTATGCAGACCTTATTGAAACTTTAACTAAAGAGGATGTAAGTGCATTAGAGCTTAAGTTTTATCCTATTATTCCTAATGTAATTAATACACTTGTAGCAGAGTTTGCAAAACGCAATACTCGTGTTACATTTAGAGGAGTTGATGAAACATCTTATAATGAGATGTTAGAGCTTAAGCGTGCTGAGTTAGAAAAAGCAATTATTGCTGACGCTGAGGAGCAAATGAGATTAACATTATCTCAAATGGGACTTGCTGAAGATAGCGAACAATATCAACAAGCAATGGCTCCTGAAAGTATTAAGTCATTGCCTCAAATTGAAAGTTATTTTAGTAAGACATATAAGTCAATGGTAGAGCAGTGGGCTGAGCACCAGCTTCAAGTTGATACCGAAAGATTTAAAATGGATGAGCTAGAAGAACGCGGATTCCGTGATATGCTTATTACAGACCGCGAATTTTGGCATTTTAAGATGATGGAAGATGATTACCAAATTGAGTTATGGAATCCTATTCTTACATTTTATCATAAGTCACCTGAGATCCGCTATATGTCAGATGCTAGCTGGGTAGGTAAATTTGATATGATGACTGTAGCTGATGTTATTGATGCTTATGGCTGGTTAATGACACAAGAGCAACTAGAAAGTCTTGAGGCTATTTATCCAGTGCGCTCTGCAGGTTATCCTATTCAAGGTTATCAAAATGATGGTAGCTACTATGATGGTACTAAGACTCACGACTGGAATACACAAATGCCATCCTTAGGATATCGCCAATACACTTCTATGTGGGATAACACATTAGTTGGTGGTGATATTGTTAACTGGATCATGCGTGATACAGAAGACTTTTTTGATTTTGGACAAGTTAACTTATTACGTGTTACTACAGCATATTGGAAGTCTCAACGTAAAATAGGACACCTTACTAAAATTTATGATGATGGTACAGTGCAACAAGATATTGTAACTGAAGACTATAAAGTTGTAGATAAACCTATTTATAATACACGCCTTGTTAAAAATAAAACTAAGGATAACTTAGTATTTGGTGAGCATATAGATTGGATTTGGATTAATGAGGTATGGGGTGGAGTTAAGATTGGTCCACATCACCCATCATTCTGGGGAACTAAATCTCCTGGAGGTATTAATCCAATATATTTAGGAATGAACCAAAACAATATTGCACCTATGAAATTCCAATTCAAGGGTGATAATTCATTGTATGGTTGCAAGTTACCTGTGGAAGGCTCCGTGTTCTCAGACCGTAATACAAGATCTGTAGCTCTTGTAGACTTAATGAAGCCTTACCAAATTGGATATAATATTGTTAATAACCAGATTGCGGATATCCTTGTAGATGAACTTGGTACTGTAATCTTGTTAGACCAAAACTCTTTACCTCGTCACTCATTAGGAGAAGATTGGGGAAAGAATAACTTAGCCAAGGCGTATGTAGCAATGAAGAACTTCCAGATGTTACCATTGGATACTTCTATTACTAATACTGAAAACCCACTTGCTTTTCAACATTATCAAAAGCTTGATCTTGAGCAAAGTAACCGTTTAATGACTCGTATCCAGTTGGCTAATTACTTTAAGCAACAAGCCTTTGAGGTAATTGGTATTACACCACAGCGTATGGGTCAGCAAATTGGACAAACTAATACAGCAACAGGTGTTGAGCAAGCTGTATCAGGATCTTATGCACAAACTGAAATGCTATTTGTACAGCACTCGGATTACTTGATGCCACGTGTACACCAGATGCGCACTGACTTGGCCCAGCATTACCATTCTACTAAGCCGTCACTGCGTCTTAGATATATCACTAATACCGAAGAAACAAAGAACTTTGAGATGAATGGTACAGATCTACTATTAAGAGATCTTAATGTTTTCTGTACTACTAAGGCTAATCATAGAGCTGTTCTTGAACAACTTAAACAATTAGCTATTCAGAATAATACTTCAGGTGCTAGTATCTATGATCTAGGTAACATCATGAAAGCTGAGTCTATTGCTGAAGTTGATCAAATTCTTAAGAAGTCTGATGAGCGCATGGAGCAACAAAGACAACAGGAAATGCAGCAACAACAACAAATGCAAGAGCAAATGATCCAGGCTAAGCAACAAGAGCAGAAGATGAAGATGGAATTTGAGGCTAGTGAGAATCAAAAAGATCGTGAAGCTAGAATTGTTGAGGCTGAGATTAGATCTGCAGGTTATGGAGCTATGCAAGATTTAAATCAAAACATGCAAAGTGACTATGCTGATATGCTTGAGAAAATTCAAAAAGGTGAAGAATACCAGCAAGCAATGGGGTTACAGCGTGAGAAGGAAGGGAATCGTGTAAGAAATGAAGCGGCTAAAATGGATCTTGAACGTGAAAAATTAGCTGTGCAAAAGCAGATCTCAGATAACCAATTAGCTATTGCAATGGAGAATAAAAACAAGTTTGATGCGCAAAAAAAGAACACTGAAAAGAAGAAAAAATAAGGGTATAGCTATCTAATGCCGAATTTTTTTTGCAACATTAAAACTTATTAAATTTATTTAAATAGATTTGCCTATATTGTTAATAGGACATTAATACTAAAACCAACAAACATGTCTACAGAAAAAGAAACTACAGAGGTTTCACAAGTTGAAGTTAACCTCGATGAATTATTGGGAATTCCAGGAGCTGATAATATCATGCTTCCTGAAGAAAAAAAGCCGTCGGTGTTCACGGATCCCAAAGTTGACACCTCGTTCCTTGACACTCCTAATGAGGAGGATGATGAAGAAAAAGAAAAACCTATTTCTAAAACAGAAGTAGATAATCTTTTAGATGAACCACTTAATGATGAAGAAGATATTGAAGCACCTAAAGCTACAGGTCGTCCTAAGTTAGATAAAAGTGGTACAGCGGAGCTTGTAAAAAAGCTTATTGACAAAGGACAAATTGTACCTTTTGATGATGATAAGCCAATTGAAGAGTATACACTAAAAGATTTTGAAGAGCTTCTTGAAGCAAACTTTAGTGAGCGTGAAAATAAAGTTCGCCAGGATACACCTCGTGAATTTTTTGAAGCACTACCTGAAGAGTTGCAAGCCGCTGCTAAATATGTAGCAGATGGTGGAGAAGATCTTCGCGGACTATTTAGAATTTTGGCGGAAGTTGAAGAACATCGTCAACTTGATCCTAGAGATAAAAATGATCAAGAATATATAGTACGTGAATATTTAAGAGCTACCAACTTTGGTAATGAAGACGAGATTGAAGAAGAAATTGATCAATGGCGTGATCGCGGAGACCTAGAGTCAAAAGCTCTTAAGTTTAAGCCAAAGTTGGATAAGATGCAAGAATCTGTTGTTGCTCAAAAACTTGCTCAACAAGAGCATATGAAAAAACAACAGCAAGCTGCAGCTCAACAATACATGCACAATGTATATGAAACGTTAAAGAATGGTGATCTTGGTGGAATGAAGTTAGATAAAAAGACACAAGGTATGTTATACGCTGGTCTTGTTCAACCTAACTACCCTTCTATTTCAGGTAAACCAACTAACATGTTAGGACACTTATTGGAGAAATACCAATATGTTGAACCAAGACATGATTTAATTGCTGAGGCTTTATGGTTGCTTTCTGACCCAGATGGTTATAAAGCAAGAATTAAAGATCAAGGTAAACAAGCACAAGTTGAAAAAACTGTGCGCCAATTGAAAACTGAGGAAGCACGACGCACTGTAAGTTCTCCAGTAGTTGAAAGCGAGGAGAAAGTACAACGCCGTATTCCTAGAAACGATAGCTTTTTTAAACGATAATTAACCCTTAAATAAACAAAAAAAACATGGCAACTCCAGTTTTAAACAATGGTATATTTCTACGCGATACCAACTACGCAGCTAGTTCACACGTAGATTCTTACCACTTGGTTAACATGCTCAAGAATGCTGAACCTATGGATTTAGGACCAGTAGATCTTTGGGCAATGGCACAAAAGGTAGAAATGCCTTTGTACCAAATGTCTAGCTTTGGTGGAAAGAACGTAATTAATGTTGATAATGCTCGTGGAGAGTACAAATGGCAAACGCCAATTGTAATGGATCTTCCTTACATTGTTGACGAAGTTTTAACTACTGATGAAGGTGAATCATTAACACTTGGTGCTGATGGTACAACTTTCCAAATCAAAATTTCACGTCGTGAATTTGGACATGGTGATATCATCACTTATGACAAGTACAACGGTGCTGAAATGTACATCACTGCTGATGATATTGTTCCAGTAGGTGACGGTTTTGTTTACACCGTACAATTAGTAAACAATGATAATAGTTATGGTTTGGATACTTCTATCCTTGCACCTGGTACTAAAATCTTCCGTAAAGGTTCTGCACGTGGCGAGTATGGAGAGCGTTTCTCAGACATCGTTACTGCAACAGGTTTCCGCGAGTTCTACAACTTTGTAGGAGGAGCTGAGGCACACGTACACTATTCTATTTCATCTCGCGCGGATCTTATGATCAAGGGTGGTATGAATGCAGATGGTACTGTACCAGTAGTAGAAATCTGGCGTAACTTTGACAAGAACATTGATCCATCTATTGCTAACCTAGATACTATGGTATCTCGCATGGGTAAGGATTATGTTAAGCGTGCAATGGGTAATGGTTCATTGTCTCGTACCTTCATGACTACAATGGAAGCAGCTCACTTGACTAAAGTAGCTAATGACATCGAGACCTACTTAATGTGGGGACAAGGTGGACGTGTACGTCAAGATGGTCCAGATGATATCCGTTTATCTGTGGGTCTTTGGAAGCAATTGGATAACTCATTCAAGCGTATCTATAACAAGTCTAACTTCAACCTTGACTTGTTCCGCTCTGAGCTTTACAACTTCTATGCTGGTAAGGTTGAGTTCCAAGGTCCAGATCCTAAGCGTCAATTGATTGTACAAACCGGTATGGGCGGTATGCGCATGGTTAACGAAGCAATCAAGCGTGAAGCTATGGCTTCAGGATTGTTGATCCAAGCTGCTGAAAACAATGGTATTGGAGCAATCACTGGTAAAGGTATGGACTTGAACTACGGATTTGCATTTACTTCTTATGTTATTCCATTCTTGGCTAACGTGAAGTTTGTGTTGAACCCAGCGTTTGATAACCTACACACCAATGACATTGAAAACCCAATCATTGATGGTTTCCCATTGTCTTCTTATAGCTTCATTATCTTTGATATCACAGATAACACTAATGACAACATCTTCTTGTTGAAGTTATCTTGGGATAATCAATTGAAGTGGTGGTACCAAAACGGAACTATGGATTACATGGGACGTACCCAAGGTTTCCAAAGCTCTGGACAATTCAATGGATACCGCGTATTCATGACTCAAACAATGCCTGCGATCTGGGTTAAAGACCCAACCAAAGTATTAAAGATTGTTATGCGTAACCCAATCACTGGCGGATCATTCTAATCTTAGAATATATGTAAACTGGGGGAGAGTTGAAAGCCTCCCCCTTTTTACTACCTTTACAAAAACCAATAAAATAAAACCAACAAGTTATGAGCTTTACTTTAGTAGAAAAGGTGGCACACCTTAAGAAAGGTCCTATTGCAATTAGACCTTATTTTAACAATCAAAACTCAAATATGGGTCTTGAGAAATATGGCTTAACCCTTTTTGAAGGGGTATCCCATGAAGAGCAGTTAGCATGTCTTGAGAATAACGGTGTAAAACGTTACTTAACAGGACTTAATGAATTTGCTCCTGAGATTAAAAAAATTGCTGATCCTGAAGAGCGTGAAGCAAAGATTAAAGAAATTAGAACAGTTGTATCTGAGCTTGAAAAAGAATTAGCTGCAAATGTTATAAGTCCAGAAGATCCTGATTTCTGGAATAAAGTTAAATTATTACGTCCAGACAATGATGAGTTCTGGAATAAAATAACAATACGTTGTGGTAACGACCCCGTATTTTTAGAGCCTGAAAAAGATTCTTATGATCTTATCAAGCTTTACGCAATTAACGCCGGAGGATTTAGTATTGTAGCAAAAAGCTATGATGATGCTAAATTAAAAATGAATAAGAACGCACGTTTTTATTTAGACAAGTATGAAGAAACAGCTTCAACTAAAACTGAGGTTAAAAAGCTTCGTAACAAAGCTCTTGCTGAATTGCAAAAACTTTATGATAAGAACACTAATAAGTTGTTTTATGTTGCAAAAGTTGTGGATATTGCAAGTGCCCAGTATAAAAAGTCTACCCCTAATGATATCATTTACGATATTATGGATAACTTTATTAATGGAGAAAGCACGGAAAGAAATCCTATACGTGCTGCGCAAACATTCTTAGATGCTGCAAACGCTGACATGGAAACACTTAAGCTTAAAGCGATTGTGAAGGATGCTACTTATTATAAGTTTATTGTTGCAAAAACAGATGGAATTATATACACTAAAGATACTAATACAATGCTAGGAAGAAACCAAGCTGAGATTGTAGAGTTCTTTAAAAACCCACTTAATGAAGATGTTTTAGTACAAATTTCTAAAAAAGTGGAGAAGTATTGGAATATGTAATTATCTTTATATTAAACATACTAAAATGAAAAAGGTTAAAAAAATGATGACAGGTGGTGTTAAAAATCCTAATGCTTCCGTTATGGTACAAAAAACTCCTGGTGGACGTGTTGGTGGCGGAAACGCTTCTGCACAAGTTCAGCGTGTAGCTAAAGGTCGCTCAGGTGGTGGTAATAAATCTGCTGAAGTAAGCCCAAAGCGTAAAGGATGAACCCTTTATTAACGCCTGAACAAAAAAAGAAAATGATTTCATATGGTAAGCCCAATGGTACCACCTATAAAAAAGGTGGTGCTACGGCTTCCAAGAAATCTGGTTGTGGTTGTAAAAAATAATCTTTATGGCTAAAGATAAAAAGTGGATTCAAAAAGCTGTTAATCCTAAACATAAAGGTTACTGTACACCTATGACTAAAGCTACATGCACTCCTAAACGGAAAGCATTAGCAATGACATTTAAAAAAATGGCTAAAAATAAATAGTATGGCAAAGCAAGGATTATACGCTAACATTCATGCTAAAAGAGCTCGCATAGCTGCCGGCTCTGGTGAGAAGATGCGTAAGCCAGGGGCAAAGGGTGCTCCTAGCAAAAAAGATTTTATCCAGTCTGCTAAGACTGCTAAAAAGAAATAGTATGGCAAAGACTAGAGTATCTGCCGGAGGTGAAAAACATGTGGTTTATAAAAAGACTAACAAGATAGGTAAAGGCAAACCCGGGGATATAATGGTTAACCATCCTACTAAAGATAAAGGTGAATGGGATACCATAAACCTTACTAAAAAAGCTGGTGCAAAAACAGTACGCGAAGGAGTAGCAGCTACAAAAAAATGGCATAGAGAAAACCCTTATCCTAAAGACAATGGCAAAAAGTCCAGCATGGCAAAGAAAAGAAGGTAAGTCTCCAAGTGGAGGACTTAACGCTAAAGGACGTGCATCTTTAAAAGCTGCAGGTCATGATATTAAAGCACCTCAACCAGAGGGTGGGCCTAGAAAGAAAAGCTTTTGTGCAAGAATGTCTGGGATGAAGAAGAAGCTTACTAGTGCTAAAACGGCTAATGATCCTAATAGCAGGATTAATAAGTCACTTAGAAAATGGAAATGCTAAAACTATAATACTATGAAAAAGTGTGCAACTTGTGGTTCTGTTAAAATGAAAGCTGGGGGATCAAAAAAATTTCCAGATCTTAATAAAGATGGTAAAATAACCAAAGCTGATATTCTTAAAGGACGCGGTGTTATTAAGAAAAAAGGTGGTTCTAAGAAATGAATAATACTACCATACAAATAAAGATTAAGGAGCGACTCAACAAGCTTGATAGCCAAGACTATGACAACTTTGAATGTTGGCAAATAGTTGAAGCTTTTAATAAAGCTCAAATAGAGTGGGTGCGCCGTCAACTTGTTGGTAACAATATTCTTAGACAAGGGGATGAGCAAAGTAATCGTAAGATTGATGATCTTATGATTATGCTTAAATCTGAAGATCTTGCTTTTACTTATGGTGATAAATATGTTATTACTGAAGCATTACCAGATGACTGGATGGAGTTTAAAAGAATAGATGTTAAAGCAGTAAGTAAATGCTGCAATGAGGAGAAAGATATGGTGGTATATTTAGCAGAGGAGGCTAACGTTAGTGTTTTACTTAATGATTTTTTGCGTAAGCCAAGTTTTGAATGGCGTGAGACTTTTGCAACGATGATGTCAAGTAAAGTTAAAGTTTATACTAATGATGAGTTTACTGTAAAATCTATTAAAGCAACTTACTATAAAGTTCCAACAAGAATTCAAATTCTGGGTTGCGCAGACCCCTATACCCTACAGACATCAACAGAAGAAGTATTATGCGAATTTCCAGATGATGTTGTTGAAGTACTTGTAGATGTAGCAGCATCAATTCTTGCCGGAGATATAGAATCATTTAATCAATATACTCGGGAGTCTAATGCTTCTGAACAAAATAACTAATCATGGCTGAACAACCAAGAAACTTATTAAAGAGAAATCCTGAGCCTATTAAAAAACTTAGTAGACCTACGGTTACTGTAACTCAACCTAAAGAAGAGCCTGCAAAACCACAGCCTACTCCTGATGCTGGAGTAGGAGGTAGCTCATTAGATACTATGACTGCTGCATGTGCAACAGAGATGATGAATGCTGCTGTAAGTTTTCATAGATTACATTTAAAAATTACAGGAGAAGGTTCTTATGCTGCTCATAAAGCTCTTGGTGATTTTTATGATGGCTTACACGGTCATGCCGATACTCTTATAGAAGGCTATCAAGGTGTGGCCGAGAAAATATTAAGCTATAAAGAAATGCCAATACGTACTTTAGATAATACAGCAGATGCTGTGGCCTATCTTAGAGATATGTATAATATGGTAAATAAACTACAGGGTATGATGCCATACTCTGAGATAGTAAATAACCTAGACTTAGTTAAGGATGCTATAAACTCTACTAAGTACAAATTACTTTTCTTAAAATAATTTGGAAAGTAGAAATACTTTTCTTATATTAAATATATATTTATAACCCTTAAAAACAAAAAACAATGGCTTATTTTAATCACGCCTTTCAAAAGACGTTTGTAGGAACCGATGGTTTTACTACAACAGGAGGTCTAGCTAGTTCAGCTTTTACTCCAGAAACTCGTCCTGCGCAATTTACTTTTGTAGATCCTAAGACTTGGGTAACACCAGCTGACTTAGCAGGACCAACAACTACAAGTTGTCCTTTAGTATTAATTTCAACTTCTATTCACCCAAATGACAAAATTGGTCCTTATCACGGTGGATACTCTGAGACTGTAAAGTCTAAGACTATCAACCCTAAGTATGTATCATCTTTCTATGTTGTTGATTCTTGTGAGAAACAACAAGCTCAGCTTACTGTAGGTCTTAATCAAAACAACTTTGATCCAGAGTCCCCTACGTATAGCGCTTCTTGTACTAAAGAGTTTTTGTGTGGTGAAACTTACAACTTACGTGTAGACATCAAAGGTTCTCCAGTATTGCGTACGTTAACTCGTAACACTTACTATATTGCAGCTGCTTACACTGGATGTTGTCCTGCTGATGCAATTGCTCCAACTCCTGTTAACCCATTGATTGTATATGTTAACTGGGCTTACCAATTGTTGAACTCACCTTTGATTAACCCATTTATTCAAGTTCAGCTTACTTATTCAACTGATGCTGGAACAACTTGGGCTCAAATTGGAGATGGTACTTCTTCTACAACAAACTTAGATTTGTTGTTGGGATATGTTCAAAATCCTTCTACTCTTCCTGCTAATGCTACACCTGAAGATACTCTTGGAGGTCTTATCATTAACGGAGCTTATGTAGATACTACTTTTGGAACATGTACTTTCTACCCAAATGATTCTATCATTGCTAAATTGGAGCCAGTTAAAATTTATGCTTCTGAAGTAGATCTTAACGGTGACCCATGTGCTTTCCAAGGTCTTTGCGCAACTAATACTTGTGATGCAATCCAAGGAGCTGGTTATGGTGAAAACATCATCCGTGACCTTATCTTAACTGAAGGTTACATGCAACAACCTTTCTATACTGGACAAGATTTGCGTATCCGTGAGATTACTAATGGTACAGATGTATTTGATGCTATTAATAAAAACAACACTTATACTCGCTATTACATTCAACACAATGTACCACGTTTCAACAACCCAACTGGAACATTTGATAATGACCAGTACTTGTTAGAAATTGTTACAGATGGTCGCAATACAGATTTTGAAGATTTTGTAACAGCATGGTTGGAAAATGCAGGTTCAGGTTGTACTACACTAACTGAGTATACTTGCCCAAGTACTTGTATTCCAGTTGAGCCGGTAACTGCACCGATTCTTTAATCTTAACTAAAACTTATAAAAAAGGGAGGGGTTAAAAAACTCCCTCCCTTTTTTTATTTTTACACTATATCTTTGTAACTTAGTACTATGGCACAACATCAATTAGCTTTAGAATTTCCAGATACTTTAAGTAACTGTTTACTGCGTATAGTAGACATGACTACCTATAATCAAAATGTACCAGTAGAATGTCCTAAGTTGCAAATTACCGCACCTGGATTTACTACAAGTGCAGAGATTACAGATATGGGTACTGAGTTTGTAGTAAATCTTACTGCGTGTGATTTAGGATTACAGCTTACAAACTGTGATTCATATAGAAATGATTTACCGGATGGGGTATATGTTATTCGCTACAGTGTAGCACCTAATGATGTGGTATATGTAGAATACAACCATTTGCGTATATCTCAAGCCTTAAATAAAATTAATAACTTGCTTTGTTGCCTAGATGTTCCTAATTGCGAGCCAGTAGGCCCAATGAAAGAAAAGTTGCGGGAAATAAACCTCCTATCGACAATGCTAAAAGCAGCTAAAGCAAAAGTAGAATATTGTCATACACCTGAAGAGGGTATGGCTATCTACACTTACGTGTTAGCTAAACTAGATAAGCTATCATGTGGGTGCGGATGCGGAACTTGCTAATAGTAACTTTAAAACCAACATATTATGAGTAAATGTCCAAACTGTGGAGCAAAATTAGGGTGTGGATGTCAAAGACGTACTGCACCAGATGGTAAACAAATTTGCGTAAAATGCGTGCATACTTATAAACCAAGTGTGCAGGTAAAAGAAACTAAATAATGGCAACATACAGATTACATGATTGTGCTGGATTATTACCGGATATCTATACAGATAGTACGCTAACGCCTACCATAGATACCTATTTTGGTAAATTTATCTATACTCAACAATATCCAGATACTTGTTGGGAAGTAATTAAAGATTCAGCAATTTCACCTGAAACATTAGGTGTATTGTTGTCTTTTGATATTTGTCAAGATTGTTTAGATGCATTAGCTAGTCAATGTGGATGTCCTCCAGGTTATACTTACAATACTAGTAATCAATTATGTGAAAGTTCAACACCTGTATGTCCAGAAGGTTATACTTATAATGCTGCATCTGGATTATGTGTTGGTGCACCAGCTAATTGTAAAATGGATTTAACATTAGTTGTTGACGCATCATCTTCTATAAGTCAAACAGAACTAGATAACTTAAAAGCTTTTCTAGTAACATTAGTTGATGATATTAACGGAACTAATGGTGAAGATAGAATAGTTAGTGGTGATGTTCAAATAGGTATTGTAAGATTTAACAATGCACTTCAGTTATCAAATGATCAAAATATTTTAGACTTATCAGGTGGACCAACAGCATGGACAAGTAGTCCTACTGGTGGAACTATAAAACAAGCTATATCAAATTTTATTGTATATTCAGCAGGAAGCACAAATACAGTTAGTGGATTATCTGTAGGCTATGATAATATTACTGGTCCAAATAATAGAAATTCAGACCCTACCGTAGCAAGAAGAATCTTATTTATCACAGACGGTTTTCCAAGTTGGGCTTATTCTGGTACATACAATGGTACAGTGGTTCCTAATACAACACTTGGTTCTGGAAGTTGTACTAACTCAAACTATCAACTATATAGATGTCAAGCTTATAATGGGGCTATGGATTTAGCTCAAACTATAAAATCTGGATCAGCAGGTACACCAGTTGCATGCGATATAACATTAATGATAGTTGGTGAAACTACAGGTACTGGCACACTAGAATATTATGCAACAAGAGATTCATTAGTAGGTAATACAGGTGGTACATCAGGTGTTACAAATCCAGCTTGGTCTACTACACCTTGCAGTCTTAATACTAGTCCAATATTTACTCCTTGTGTAAACTGGTCTTGTACATATACATCTACTAATAGATTTTGTAGTAACAATATTGCAGGAGATCCTGATTATTTTATGTCATTATTTGATTCTATATCTTTAGCAGCTATTAAAGATAGTATAGTGCAAAGTTTACTTTGTCCAAATACTGAAACACCTGCTATATGTAGTAGTCCTTGTGTTTTAAATACTATAACTGGTGAGTGCGAATGCTCAACATCAAATTATACTACTTGTTGCTATGATTTAATTAACTGTAAAGATGGTAGTTTATATGCAACTGTAAATACTAATAACTTAGGATTTGATTATCTAGCAGCATATGTAGGAAGCATTATAGTATTTGAGGGTTTAGAGGAATGTTTATTTGTTACAGTATCTAGTAATTGTGCTAACTCAACTCCAATAGGTATAGTAACTATTACAAGTTCATTTACAACTTGTCAAGAGTGTGAGGAATTTATACAAATTAATCCATGCTATCTTATTACTAACTGTGATAATCCTGAAATATATTTTCATTCAAATACAGATTTAAGTTTGTATTCTGGTAAGGTTATTCAAATTGCAGATTATCCAAATACTTGTTGGACAATTTTAGAAACCTTTAATTGTACAGGTGAATTTGTTAATGTAACTGTTATTAAAGCTTATGATGATTGCGAATGTTGTTTAAAATATCAATGTAACTAATATGGCTTGCTGTGCAATAATAAAAAGATGTGGTACTAACCATGAAATATATCTTCAAATAGGGGATGAAGGTTCTAGTACTTATAATTTTTGGTTTGATCTTTATGACAATGGTAATGTTATAACTATTGATAATCTATCTTTTCCTGGTATTTATACATTAGTAAATGTTTGTTGTACAGAATCATGTTCTGAATGCGATACATTTGTACAATTAGCACCAGCAAATGAGACTGTTAGTATATATAATGATCCTTGTCCTACTTATTTTACTATAAAAAACTGTAAGACAAAACAAATATTTACGGTTTATTCTCAAGCTGAATTAGGACTTGTACCTTTTTTAGGAGCTGTTATCAATATTACTAGTCCTAATTCAGCAATTGATCAAACAGGTTGCTGGGAAGTAGTTGATCAAATTGCAGCCGAATCTGGAGATGATGTAACAGTAATAAAATCTTATGAAGATTGTGATTGCTGCCTTGGCCCAGAACCACCTAAATATACCAGGATTATACCTGCTCCAAATAGAGTATTTTATAAGATGCCTTCGCAATGTGATATTAGAACTAATACTCAGTTTGCAAATGCTTACTATAAAATGTTTAAGAACTTAAAGTATGGTATTAATAGCGAATGTGATATTAACACCGAAAAAATACTTATTAAAAAAGAACTAGCTGATTTAGCGGCAACGTATTATACACCAGCATGTGGACAAATTACTGCTGAACCTACTCCAATTATTTGCCCAGAACCTAGTTAAAACGTAAATTTTTTTGTAAATTATATATAATGGCAACACCGATTCAACCAACAAATACACAAGCAGGATGCAATCCTGTTTCAAGTAACTGCGTAATCTGGCAGGGACCAGATATTCCATGCATTACTTTATGCAAAGGGGATAGCATTTCTGATGTTACTTATAAAGTAGCAACAGAGCTTTGTACATTAATAGATCAACTAGACATTGCTGGTTTTGATCTATCATGCTTTCCACCTATTTGTCCTAAGCCTGAGAATATTCATGACCTTATTCAGTTTATTATAGATAAGCTTTGTGAATTGCAAAATGCTTCAGGAGGTGTTACACCAGATGTACCTGTATGTCCTGATAATTGTATTATATCTATTGCACCTTGTTTTTACTACCTAAATCAATTTGGTCAGCAAGTAACAACAATGACTCTTACTGAATATGCAACCGCTATTGGTATTAGAGTTTGTGAAATTGCAGATGCGTTAGCGGTAGTTCAATCAGACATTTTATCGTTACAAAGCCGTGTACAAACACTTGAGGATTGTGTATTACCTTGTACACCAGATAGCGGCGAAATCACTGTTCCAACAAGTTGCCTCTCACCATCTACAGATATCCCTATTGTAACATTTGTAGAAGCAATGGAGGCTGAATTATGCGATCTTAAAACAGCTGTAGTAGGTAATGGTGCAATAGCACAAACTGTTGTTAATGATGTACTAGCTAAACAATGTGAAGGTTTAGAGAGTGCAGCACCACTATCACAACCATATGCAGCTATGGGTCTTATCCCAGGATGGGTTACTGCTGCAAGCGGTGATTTTAATACATTATCAGCAGCAGTACAAAACTTATGGATTACAGTATGCGATATGCGTGCAGCATTAAATAATGTTGTGACTAACTGCTGTAATGCTTGTAATCAAGTTATGTTAAGTCTTGCTAACTCATCATATGACCCAGGAACTACTACATTAACAGTAGACTTTCAAGGTAGTATTCCAGCTGGCGTTGTTTGTGCAGGTAATGTTCAACTTCAAATTACAGATTGTAATGGAGTATATTTTAATTATAATACTGGTTTTGATTTATGCACATTAGTTGGAACTAGTATAACTATCGATTTTTCAGTAGAAGCACCTGGTACATTTAATACAGGTTGTATTGGAGCTTATGCTTATCAAATTACTACTGGTACAGGAGGTCTAAATTTGATTACATCAACTGGTCAAAAATGTGAACTAACCTTTACAGAGTTTGTAGCAGGTAATGCTGTTCCAGCATTAACAATTACTCCAGTAGCAGTTGATCAGCTTAGAGCTACATTTACTCCAACTTATGTAGGTCCAGTAACTTACTATTTAGAATTATGGGATAATAGTTTTACCGGAATTGTTTCTAGTACAGCAATTGTAAATCCTCCTACAGGAATAGCCTATAATTATACATTTGGTAGTTTAACTACCGCAACTACATATCAAACTAGAATGACAATGGTTGCTGGAGCATCTAGCGAAACTGGACCATTCTATCCTGGTACAACTTTATAAAATATAAACTATGGCTTGCAAAACTTGTAATTGTTCAGATAATAAATGCGGTTGTAAGGATCTCCCCCTTACAACTGCACCTTCATATACTTGTCCCCCTGATATCAAATGCCCGGATCCAACTCCATGCTATGAGACTATTCAGGATACCTGTGTAAAACATGGTAACTATAGTATAATTAACTTTGGAAAACTATTAGCAAATGGAGATAGTTATCCAGCATTACCCGCTGGAGCATCATTAGAGAATGCGTATCAGGCTATGTCTGTTAACTCTCTAAACACAGACTGCTTACCTCCTATTAATGTACATCCAAGTTACATTGGTACAACAACGCTTATAATCAGTTGGGAAGATACAGGAGCTGATTATTACAATTTTACAATAGCTACTAATCCTGTAGGTCCATTCTCACCTTCAAGTGTGTATGGTGCTACAAGTTATACTATAACTAACTTAACCCCTGCAACAACATACTATATTAAAATAGAAAGTTATTGCAACTCTGGTACAGATTATTCATTTGGAGCCACTATTGCAGTGACTACATTAGGTGTATTATAGTCCACGTTTGTTGGTTTAGCGTGACTAACCAAGAGAGACCCTCGGGCAATGGCTCGGGGGTTTTTCACTAATATTTGTTTCTCAATCGATTAAGTATTACTTTTAAAGCTGGAAGAAATTTTGTAAATTATAATAGGAGAATATGCAGGCTATAAGAAAACCAGACTTAAATGCTCCCAGATTTAGAAAGCCGGTTACTAAAACAGTAACTGCTAAAACCTTAAAAGCTTTTAAAGAAAAGCATAAAGGTTATGATGATGTGGACTATCTAACGTTTAAAAGCGTTATAGCAACACATTGTGAGAAGATATGGAGAACGGTAATCAATACACGAGATGGTATTGAGTTACCAGAAGGGTTAGGATATGTATTTATTGGCGCGTGTCCTGCAAGAAAAAAGCAGGTTGTAGACTATAAGAAGTCTTTTGAGTGTGGTTATAAAGTGAGTACAATGAACTGGGAAACAGATGGTACTATAGGTAAAATATTTTTCTCAAACTATAATAGTAAGTATAAGATTAAAGATAGAGAAATATGGGCGTTTAATGCGGTAAGACAATTTAAACGCGAGCTTGCTAAAGTATATCCTGAGAAATGGAAGATGTACTTAAGTATAGATAAAACAAAACCCGTATCTCAACTATACTTTAATCCTAGAAAGTATATTGATTATAACCTGCATATGCCGGAGGATGATTTTTTACTTTCAGTATATAATGAATTTGAATTTTAAAAAATATGACTACAATAGGAGAAGCAGTATCTAGAGTTAGAAATATAGTAAAGGGTTCAACTGAGGACGCCTTTCTTACAGATAGATACATATTTAGCTTAATAATGAAACATGCTAAGTTCTTTATTAAGAAGCAAGATAGCCTTAATGAGATATTAAGGTTTAATAGTTTCTTTAGGAGGCTTCCATGTGTTGACCTTATCGAGGTAGATAAAGTTGAAGCATGCTGTGATGTTAAATCAAACATTATGGTAAAGCGCACTAAAGATAAAATTCCCGGAGTAATGGATAGCTCATATGGCCCATTATTTAGAACTGTAGCTTCAGTCGATGATTCTACTCAAGTATATAAAACAGAGCCCGCGCTATATAACTCTATGGCTAAGACATCAGGCTACAAATACAATAAGCAAAAGTACTATTGGTATCTTAACGGATATCTTTATTTTCCTAATGTAGATTGGGAGGCGGTATCTGTAGAAGGCATTTTTGAACAGGATCTTTCTCCATATACATGTGATACTCAACCAGATTGTATTAAAAGACAAGATCAACCTCTTATTGTACCGGATTATTTATTTAGCCAAATTGAGGCCCAGGTGTATAATGATCTTAAGTTTAGCATGGCTATTCCTTCAGATACCGCAATTGATGATAAACAAAGTTTACTAAGACCTTAACATGAACTACAATTACACACTTAAATATAGAACCTTTGAATCTCTTCTTGAAGATGTCAAGATAGATTTAAGAACTCTTACATTAGAGAATAGAATTGATCCTGCACAACTTATCAAAGTTGCAATGCGTGTTAATTATGATTTAGGTCTTAGAATTAACATGACAAAGGAAACTATTCTTGAGGTTGAAAAAGGTAGAGTACGTTTACCAGAAGATTTCTATGTTATGAACTATGCTCTTGCAGTATCACAAGGGTATGATTTAGTTGTACCTGCACAAGGTACTAATGTTCAAGATGTTACACCAACATGGAAACCTTGGGTAGAGCAAGCATATTGCACTAATGATTCATTACCACAACAACCGGTATGCTTTAGCAAATGTGAAAAAACTTCGGAGTATCAAATTATTCAAGTAGTAAATACTGAAAGAAGAGCGTACAAAAACTTTTTCCCTTTAAGATTTAGAAATTCTAAATATGTAGATTGCAATTGGCCAAATCTTTTTCATTCATATGTTGATGAAGCTTGGATTAAAGACGGTTGGTTGTATACAACATTAGAAACTGCTTCGGTTTATATTAACTATCAAGGAACATTTACAGATGAAAATGGTGACCTATTAATACCAGATCATCCAATGCTTAATGAGTATTATGAGTATGCTATTAAAAAACGTATACTTGAAAACTTAGTAATGGATGGAGAAAATGTAGCAGCACAATATCAACTTGTATCACAAGAGTATAGAGCTGCTAGAAATAATGCACTTACTATTGTTAATACTCCTAACTTCTCCGAAATGGAAAAACTATGGGCTATGAACCGTAAAGCAATGTACTCTAAGTACTACGACATGTTCAAGTCTTATTTTCCATTTGCACCAAATTATAGAACAAATAACGCTGTCTAAATATGGCTAAGAAAGTATCAGGTAAAAGTGGTAAAAGCAGTGGTACTACTACAATGATTACTGCGCAAAGTGACACTTTTTCAAAAGGTTTAGTAAAAGATTACGATGATGTTTATTTTCCAGAGTCGTGCTGGTCGCATGCCCGCAATGCTGTAAATAATTCAACAGATGGTAATGTAGGTGTTTTAGGTAATGAGCCTTCTAATACTTTATGCGTTCCTCCTGGGGCTCAAACAACAGCACCATATCAAATAAACGGTGCAATACATGTGTTTGATGATAAGTGGGTTATTACTTCAGGAGAAAATGGTAATTCGGAAATTGGGTTATTTGTAGCAAGTACTTGTTCTTATCATACTATTGTTAATGATCCTTGTTTAAATTTTACAAAATATAATGTTGTAACTGGTGAGGCAAAACAAAACTATGATTGCTCTTTTCAAGTATATTTTGTAGATGGTAATAATCCTGATAGAGCTTTAAACATTGGTGATATTAGAAATGCACCATTTGATCAACCTTGGCCCGGTGTTCCTTATATTACACAAGATGTAAACTCAGGACCATGTGAGGATTGTAAACCAATATATCCATTACAGCTAGATTGTGAAAAAATTAGAATAGCTAAAATTGTTAAGACACCATGTGTTGAACTTACTAAAAGTTTATCAGGTGGTACTTTACTTAACGGATCATACTTTGCGTTTGTAGCCTATGCTTTAAATGGAGAACGTGTAACTGACTATTATCCACCTAGCAATATTCAATCTTTGTTTAATCATGATAATATTAGCGAAGGTTTACAGCTAGTGGTTAATGATATGGAAACTGATTTATATGATCAGTTTGAGCTTGTAATAGTAAAGTTTGTTAATCAACAAACTGTTGCTAAGCGCATTGGTTTATATAGTACAAATTCAAGAACTGTTGAAATTCCTGAAATACCGGATACATTACAAGATGTACCTTTACCATCATTAGTAGTAAGAAATGCTATAACAGAAACTTCTGAGGGCATTTTTGCGGTAAATGATTATTTAATAAGAACATCTCCTAAGTCTAGATTTAGCTTTAACTATCAGCCTTTAGCTAATCAGATATCTGCTAAATGGGTAGTTACAGAATATCCTGCCGATTACTATTTTAAAGGCGGTAATGTTAATGGATATATGCGTGATGAAATCTATGCGTTTTTTATTCGCTGGGTTTATAACACAGGAGATACATCTTCGTCATATCATATACCAGGACGTCCAGCATATTCTTGGGAAACTGCACAACCATCTATAACTAATGATGTTATAAATAATGAAACTGCAGTTTGGCAAGTATACAATACAGCGTTTATTACTGATCCTGGGTTATCTATAACTCAAGATGATGGTGGTATTATAACAGCTAAGGGAAGAATGGGTTACTGGCAATCAACTGAGATTTATCCAGATAATCAACCTGTTGTTTGGGATGCTAATAATGCGGATCACCCGTGGACAGCACCAGCCTCCTACCCATACCCAAACACTAATCTTAACAGTGATTATGATTTATGTGGTAAACCACTACGTCATCATAAAATGCCAGCTGATATTATATTTTACAATAGCAATGGTTCCGTATCATATAATGATGCATCTAATCACATTGTAAGTAATGCCGATAATTCACCTGCAAGAATACGTATACTGGGAGTAGAGTTTGATAATATCCTACCTCCATTAGATAATCAAGGTAATGTTATACCTGGTATTGTAGGCTATGAGATTTTAAGATCTTCTCGCCAAGGTAATAAAACAGTTATTGCAAAAGGTATCATAAACAACGTAAGATCTTATAAGGAAGATAAAGATGGTGCTGATGAAATTCTTTATCAAAACTATCCTTATAATTCTTTACAACCTGACCCATCCCTATCTACTAAAGATATACCAGGTGGACCTAGCGATAATGGACAACTTTATCCACCACCTAGTAAAGTATTTAGAGATATATTTACATTTCACTCACCTGATACACAAGTAATATCGCCATATCTTACACCTCAAGAAGTTGTTTTATATGGACAAAGAGGATATACAAATAATGTTAATGGTGCATTTAGTGAAGTACCTAAACATCCTCGTCACAAGCTTATTACAGATTTAGCTTTTTCAGTAGCAGTTGTTATAGGTATGGCAGAAGCTATGATAAAAGCTAGAGGTCGTAAAACAAGATCTCAACAAGGTCCTAAAGAATTATGGCTTGGTCAATATATTAAGGGTGAGGAAGTTGGTGGTGGAGGTGGCGGATCATACACCAATGCTCTTACATATGGTAGTGGAAACATTAATACTCACATGGATGCTATTAATGGTGGTAATTTTGAAGGTAGTACGCCAGACCCATATTGGGATGACCCCGCTAATGATATTCCAGATGTTGCTAAGTTTGAAGTTCCTTTATATGTAGATGGTCAAATACAAGGTCCAGGATCTGATGATACTGTTGAGTCTGGTATTAATGATACCAATAACCTATTTAATTTAGGAGGTAATAATCAGGCGTGGAATGCAATTTTCGGATATGGTCAAAACTATGATGTAACTGGTTTTTATCATACACTTTCTGATAATGATTTTTATAAGGACTCTAAAGTAAAAATTGGCTTTAGTGAAAATTTAGATCTTGAATTATCTGGTCAGCAAATGCTAGACCCAGGTATTGCTTCAACCTATGGTATAGTTACATTTATGAGTTACTGGGGAATGGGTCTTTCTAATTTCGTAGAGCTTATAAAAGCTAGTACAAAATATAGACAGTATGCCTATAGATATTTATCACATGGTGATTTAACAAATAACATTATTGGTAATGTACAAATAGGTAACCATCGTCGTAAAGTTGAGCGATCTTATTACTTAGATAATTTACTACAAACTTTTCCCGCATCAGATAGTACACAAGTAAGCTATCGAGTAAATAATTTATATAGAGGAAGAGCTGTAATGTTTGAAGCAAGTAATAATATTGCTGATCCAAGTATAGTAGATAATTCTCTTACTACAATTGGTGTTCAATTTGATATTGATAATGATACTACAGCAGGACTAACTGCAAATGAATATGATTTTTTAGATATTATTAAGCAAGATTTTGATACTACAGCTTCATCATACTATGCTGGATTTAAAATAAGAAGACCTAACCTTTATGGTCAAATTGATAGTGTATTACAAGTTCCTTCAGGCTGCAGAACTATTGTAAAACCAATTGATGGTAATTTTGGTTCATGCAGTAATACTACATTTGCAACATTAACACAAAATGATAAAGGTAAAAAAGTACCAGGTTCTATTGTATATGGTGGTGACGTATACATAGGAAGATATACCGAAAAAAATACTTTCTTCTATTTTAGAGATTGGCTTTATGGTCAACCAGATGGTACCCAGTTTGATTATGGGCTACACTATATGATATCATATCCAAGATATTGGGCTAATTTAAGCGAGTATGATGCAATGGGAGCTCTTGGTAGCATGGTAGGTGATTTATTATCACCAGGTAGTATAAGCTCAAATACTTGGGATATTCCATCTAACTATCATCATTTAGATAGAAGAAACTATTCACCTTCTGGTTCATTAGGTGGTGGTGGTACCAACTTTAATGTTAGCTTTAGATTTGGTGTAAAGAATGCATTTTTTTATTTATTCCAATCTGGGGTTAGAGATTTCTTTGTAGAAACAGAGCTTAACATAAGCTATCGTGACTGGGGTAACCAAGATGATCAAAGATTCTATGACCCATACAGATATGCAGATACTGAAGCACTATTTGAACCTAGTATTATCAAAGCTGGTAATTTCTTTAAGTATGATATGTCTCTTGGTATTTCTAAGACGTACCATGATTTAATTAGTTGGGGTAATGTTCAACCTATTAGTTACAATCCATATGTAGCTGAGAAATGTTTTACTTATTATCCTAACCGTCTTATATATTCTTTGCCTCAAAACTTAGAGGCGGTTAAAGATTACTGGCAAGTCTTTTTAACATTTAACTATAAAGACTTTAAGTCTAAGGTGATATCTGTTAAACCATATGACCAAAGTGGTGTGATAATTTTTACTGAAAAAGATTCACCAGTAATGACACGTACTGTAGAAAATTTAGAATTGGATTTAGGTACAAAGATTAATATTGGAGATGGTAGTTTATTCTCACAACCATTACAAAGCTTTAGTAATGCAGACTCTGCTTACCAATATGCATCTACTCAAGATCCATTGAGCGTTATCAATACTCCATTAGGACTATATTATATTGCTCAAAGCCAAGGTAAAATATTTGGTATTGGTCAATCTTTAGAAGAGATTTCTACAGCAGGATTAAAGTGGTGGTTTGCAAAATACTTACCATATAAGCTTTTAGAAGATTTTCCAGATTTTGAATTAGTAAGAAATCCTATAGCAGGTATTGGTTGTCAAGCATCATTTGATAATAAAAATCAAATTATATACTTTACTAAAAGAGATTTTAAATTAAAAATAGATGCGCCTTCAGGACTTGTCTATGATAAGAAGGATATCTTTAAGAAGGTTATTAATGGTCAGGTTACCTCAATAACTGTAACACTAGGCGATCCATTGTATTTTGAAGATGCATCTTGGACGGTAAGTTATGATCCTAAAGCTAAAGCATTTATCTCATTTCATGACTGGCATCCTGATTTAATGATGCCATCTAAGATGAGTATTCTTACAACTAAGGGTCCTAACATCTGGAAGCATAATGAAAGTACTTCAAGCTATACAAACTTCTATGGAGTTGATTATCCATTTGAAGTAGAAGAAGTAGTTTCTAACGGCCAAACTGTTACATCTATTAAGAGCATGGAATATATACTTGAGGCTTATATTTATAGCCAAGATGGTTATGACAGATTTCATGTACTTGATTATAACTTTAATAAAGCTATAGTATATAACTCTGAGCAGGTATCTGGTGAGTTGAGATTAAACTTACACCCAAAGAATAACCCGGCTCTTGCAATGCAGTATCCTACATATACTCCAACATACGTAGACATACTATATTCTAAAGAAGAGAATAAATATCGCTTTAACCAATTTGTAGATTTAACCAGAGACCGTGGCGAATACACCGGATTTGTAACTCAAATGTGGGATACACAAGCAAATGGTTATATATCTTTGTTAAATCCTAATAATATTAATTATAGTAAGCCAGCTTTCCAACGTAAGAAGTTCCGCCACTATGTAAACAGATTAAGACTTATTAGAGAAAATGCACCTGGTCAGAATAACACCAAGATGCTTTATAAGATTAACAATATGAAAGAAACTTTATCTCCTCGCTAATGGCTAAAGTAAGTAAGTATGGACAATGGAAATATCCTGGTGAGGATACTATTATTCCAAGTGGTGATATAACAATGCAGGGTGTACCATACCCTGTATTGGGTATTGATAATTTAGGCAATGCTAAAATGATGCAGCCTGGAGGTAACTATACATTTCCAGGTACTGCCGTATATGAAATACCTATGATGGTCTATGGGGGTAGATTACCTAAGGCACAAACAAATAGTGCAACTCCAACATTTGGTGGAAACAAACCTGAATTTTTAAGACAAGTTGGTCCCACTAAAGAAAATTTAAAACAGGTTAGCAATACATCTAAATATAAAACTATTGATTTAAGTGCGCCTAGAACAGGTGAAAGTGTAGAACCTGGAAATTTATCACAAGATCAACAACCTAATAGTCCTATAGGATCTTTAATAGAATTTGTAGAACCAACTGGAATTATGTCATGGGATGATGCTAATGAAGCATATGCAAATTGGAAAAACTCTGGAAATCAAAATCCAACTTTAGATCAAGCTTTAAGTATATTTTCTGCTGTACCAGCTTTAGGAAAGTTTGGTAAAGTAAAATATGCTGCTCCAATCATAAATGATGTTATGAAACCAGCATATAAACTATTTCCTTGGCAGCAAGCATTAAATTTATGGGAGATGCAAAGTGAAAGTCAACCTCAATATAAAGCATATGGCGGAGATATCTCAGTACCAAGTCTTAAAAGAATTAAGATAAAGTCACTACCTAAAGCTCAGATGAAAGGTTTAGTAAAACGCGATTCACTTCTAGGTTTAAATCCAGAGCAAAAACAAGAATATGAAAAACAATACTTAGTCTATAGAGAACAAGGAGAGTTACCCCATGATGCTAATAAGCGAGCTCTTAATGATGTAAACTATTTTGGTAGCGGTCCTATATATAATTTTCAAAGCTTTATGCCAAACGCTGATTCCGGTGTAAGAATAGCGTCAGGTAAAAGATATCCTTATGAGCATATTGACTTTAGTACATATAATCCTTGGCAACAGGCAATGTCAGACCCTGATTTTGTGCGTAGGTATAATAAACAATCACCTGAAATGCAGGAGTCAATGAAATCTCAAATTGCTAATACACAATCCGCAGATACTTATTTTAATAATTTAGATGACGTTAAAGCTTGGGAAAAAAATTGGTATACGAAAAGAGCTACACTTCCACAGTTTACAGATATTGCTAATAAAAGGCTAGGTGCTATTGAAAGTGTAAACATGCAACCTTGGGGTGATACGGGTGAGTATATATCAGAAAATCCAGGGTCAAGTGGTGTTTATAAACATGATGAAAAATCTGTAAATATACCATCGGAAAGCTTTGGTAATCCATCTATTATTGCGCATGAAAGAAGTCATTGGTTTGACTATAATTTTCCACAAGATGATAATATATATCTACTTGGACAATATAATGGTCTGCCGGAATATAATTTTAACGACCCTATATTGAATAATATAATACCATCTGATTATAAATTACCATATGGTCAAATTACTCCTTCAACTATAACTGCTAGATTTTTAGGAGAAGATGCTGTACCAAAAGGTAGTTTGCCGCCTGCTTCAGATGAAATAATATCTATTAAATTACCATTTAAAAATCAAAAAAAAGTTGGTAGTAGTAAAGATATAATTGATTATTATTATAGTCCTACTGAAGTAAGATCACGCACAAATGAGTGGCGTATGAACATGGGGATTGATCCTACAAAAAACTATACTAATGAAGAAATACAAGAAATTATTGATAGGGATGTAAAATCTGGAAATAGCAAAAATCTTGATTTATATAAAGTTGTTAGAGGCAGGGGTGACTTATTAAAACAAATCCATGATTCATATGTATCTAATGATACACCAAACGAAGATGAATTGCCTAAAGCTCAAGCTGGAGGATTTACAGAAGAAGAAATACTTGCAAATAGGAATAGAGCATTTCAAGATATTATTGTAGATGATGAAATGTTTGATGAAGGTGATTTCGAGTTATATTTAAATCAAGCTCAAACTGGTGGTGAATTACCTGATGATTATCAAGATTTTTTAAACTACAGTGAAACAGCGCCTGAGAATAGAAGACCTGATTCCGAGTGGCAATATGGCAACCCTAGACAATACGATCACTATGGTATGTGGGATGCATTAGGCAAGCCTAAAACTTTTGAAGAAGCTTTACAAAAAAATCCTCATTGGCAACCAGATCCTTATGATGGTATGTATCACGGCTTTAGTACTAACCCTGATACAGGTGTTTGGTTAAAGTCACACATACCAGGAGAATCTCATCCTGGAGATACCGGTTGGATGGAGTATAAAGATTTTATGTTAAGTAACGATCGTAATTGGGGTGGTAAAAATCAAAACTTAGTTTATGATCCTGATTTACAAAGAATGCGTTACATAGAAAGAAAACAAGATGGGGGTGGTATTATGAATATGATGCAACAAGTTGGTTATAAACCTAAACCACAAGAACCATCTCAAGTATTTCAAAAGGTTACTGATATGTTTAATGGGAAGTATCCTATAGAACAAAAAGAACCTGGAGTATTTGAACAATTGCAAACTATGATTGGTACACCAAAACCAACCCTAAGTATATCGGAGCAATTTAATCAAGTAATAAACGCTGTTAATAAACCTAAGTCAGAACCTATAAAGTTTAAAATACCTGAAGATTACTATACACGATTAATGGAACAAGAGAATGGTGTTAATAGGGGCTTAAAAGAGGATAAGTTTTATCCATATCCCTCTGAAGAAGGTGGTAATGATACAATAGGTTATGGTCATAAGTTAACAGATGATGATGTTAAAGCTGGTAGATATTCTAAGGGGCTTACTAAAGATGAGGCTATTGCGTTAATGCGTAATGATGTAGAAGAACATCTTAATCGCACATTAGAGCAGTATGAAACAAAATTTGGAAAAGGTTCTTTTGATAAGTTACACCCTGACTTAAAAGTACTTGCATTAGACTTTGTCTATAACGGTCTTCCTATAAATGAGTATCCTAACTTTTTTGGAGCAGCAAATCAGTATTCTACAACAAAAGATGCTACTGTAAAAAAACAAGCTTATGAAAAGATGCTTAAGAACTATATACGAAATGTGAAAAAAGATGGAGTACTAGTCCCATTAGGTGAAAGAAATAAATATACAAGAAGCGTATTGGACAATTTAAAATAAGTTATGATAACTAGGAAATTATTAAAGAAATCAGTATCTTATATAGTATAATGAGTATATTAGCATTATGATAAATGGAAGCCCATATATAAAGTTTCAAAATCCATTTGCCAAGTTAAGTCAACCTGGTGATGTTAATTTAGAAAACCTTTATAATAACCTTAATATAAAGCTTAAGCAACCTAAGGGTGGTATGAGCGGCTTTATTGATAATCATCCTTATCTAAGAGATACTGTACACGGTCTTGTTTCAGGAGCAACAATGGCTCTTAACTACCAAGACCAAAATAGAATGAAGAAAACACAAAGGGATTATCTTAATGACCCTTTTAATCTTTATGAAACGTCATCAATGAAAAAATACGGATCATATCCGTGGCTTACTTCAACTGGGCAGTTTACAGATTTCCCTAATGAAAAAGTTCCTGTATATGAACCTGGCTATCAAAATAGCGCATACACAAATCCTATGGCAACAGCAAAAAAAGGCGGCCAGCTTTACATGGCATTTCAAGGTGGAGGTTCAACGGACCAACTTGGACAAATGGGAGATCTTCCTAAATATGAAATGGGGGCAGGATCTCCTATACAAAATGCAATAAAAATGGATAGTAGTCACTACGGGATACCAACTGCTCAAAAGGGTGGTGGTTTCTTTACACCAGAAAAGCTTACCGATAATACTGAGAATTATGAGTATTATGAGAAGCCTAATAACTTTTTAAATTATCTAAAGGACATGTCAGCCAATGCTGTAGTTCAAAAAGCTTTAGGTAAAAAGCGTAAAGGTCAGCTTAGTGAATTTGAAGAAATGGGATTTGCTCAAATGGGAATGCAAGCTCCTCAACAAACTTCTCAACAAACTTCTCAAGAGCAACTAATGCAAATGGTAGCTCAAGCTTTACAGCAAGGAGCTACTCCTGAAGAAGTAGATCAAAAGCTAATTGAGATGGGTATTCCTGAGGAGCAAGCTATGCAGATTGTAGATGCTGTGGTTCAGCAACTTCAAGGTGTAGGTCAAGAGCAAGCTCAACAAGAAATGCCAGAAGAAATGATGCAAGAAATGCCTATGGCTCAAATGGGTATGGGTATGAGTGGTAGTGATTTTCAAGAGTTTGGGTTTGATAGTCAAAATCCTCTTAACCCTTATTACACAGGAATGTATGATCCCAATGAAGCTAAGCAAGCTAATGCTCAGTTAATGCAAGGATTATACAGTTCTGCACAAGATGCATTTTCAAAACCTATTGCTAAAGCTAAACAAACTAATGCTGAATTTTATCAAAACATGCAAAAGCTACAAGATATGATAAATAAATCACAACAACCTACTACTGCAGAGTATGGTGGTATAACAAGATATCAAAAAAAGGCTATAGTAAAACCTACAGCAACTGATGCTGCTGGTTTTGAAAAATGGTATAATGAGACAATGGGTAGCTTGATTTCAGACCCAAACACAAAAAAAGAAGATATTCAAGCTTTTATGACTATGGCTGGTAACTGGGCTAGCGATGCTAAACTTGATAGAAATCAGTTACAAGAAACAGCTCAAAATCCACTAACGTATACTACACAAATTCCGCATAAAAATAGTCCTGGCTATGCAACGTCTACTCGTCAAAGAATGACCCGTGATAATCAAGATAAGTATCAACAGGAGTATTTAGATATTCTTAAAAAGTTTGATACTGACTATGAGGTAGCTGCTGCAAATAATAAAATTGCAAGTTCAAAAAATCCTAATGCGGATCCTAATGTATTAAAAAATTTAGAGGCTGAAAGAGATAAAGCTATTCAGGATCTTGAAAAAAAGTATCCAAGTAAAGTCGCAACTGATCAGGATTTCTTTTATAGTAAACCTGGTACTCCAGCAGCTTCAACTACAACTCCGGGTACTACTACTAATACTACTAATACAGGTGGAGGCGGTGCAGGTGGCTATCAGTTTAATCCTGCAATGCAACAGTTATTAGGTGCAATGGCAGCTGGTTATACTAAAACTCCTTTGTTTGGTTTTAGAACAAAGCGTAATATCAATGCATTGTTTAATCAAACAATGGCCGATATGATGCTAAAAGGTCAAGGTCAAGGAACTGCTGGTGCAGCTGGAACTACCGTACCTGGTGCTCCTGCTGTAGGTCCTGGTGCAAATGCTCAGTATAACACTTGGTTTAAGGATAATAACATTAATCGTTATGACATTACACAAGGTCCTAATAGATTTAAAATGAAAATCCGAGCTAATCAGCCTGGACAAGGTTCTGTACAGTATGATGTTAATGGTAACTTAATTACTACACAAAATGGTGATCCAAGTAAATCTAAAAACTTTGATCCATTTGCAACACAAAACTTTAATCCCTATGCTAGAGGTACAACTCCTGAAGAGTTAACTCCAAATTATACAAGATTAACAAGTACATTTAATCCTAATATAGGATATGCAGATAAAAGCTTTTTAGAAAAGGCTAGAAATAGAATGGCTACTAGCAGATTGCAAAACCTTGGTTCTAAACTTGACCAGCTAAATCAAAAAGAACAGTACTTAACTGATAATGAGGAGAAAGGTTATGGACCAGCAAATCTTGATGCTAGAGAGTTTAGACAAAAAAATAGAATGTCTAATCGCTACAGTAAAATTGCTAATAGATTTAATAAACAAGGTTATACTGCGCCAGAACATGGTTTTGAAATGGGTGGTCAATATCAAGAAGGTGGTACTTACTATTTAAGTGATGCGGAAATTCAAGCATTGATTAATGCTGGTTATGAACTAGAATAAATATCTATAGGATGAGAAAAGTTACTATTAAGAAACTTCCAGAGATGAAAAGGGGTGGTACACACTACCCCAATATTCCTATGCAAATTGCACCTTGGTCTGTGCACAATACTGCAGGAGCACCTTTAACGGAAGCACGTAAATCTGTAGAACCTGACTATGAAAATCCTAATATTGAAGCGGAGGGTGGAGAAACTATTCTTGATCCTAATGTTGGTGGTTTGCCAGCACACTTTAATATTAACGGACCTTCCCATGCTGATGGTGGAGTACCTATGCGTGCTACCGAGGATTCCTTTATCTTTAGTAAATTCCTAAAGATGCCAAAGGACTTAGCAGAATACTTTGGATACCCTATTAAAAAAGGTAAGTCTAAAACTTCTAAAATTTCTTATGCTGACGCAGCTAAGAAATACGGTAGTGTTATTAATGATGCTAGACAAGTAATGGCAGATCCTAATGCTACTAAAATGGATGTTAGTACTGCTGAATTAAATATTAAAAATTCTATTGATAAACTAGGTCAAATTGCATTAGCTCAAGAAGCTAGCAAAGGCTTTGAAGATATTCCAGCTTTATCATTACCATACTTAATGCGTGTAGGCGCAGATCCTTCTGCTCTTATGCCTATGCAAGCTGGTTCTGATGATGAGCAAATGGAAACTATGCAAGATAGCGAGATGGCTGAAGGTGAAATGCCACAAGCTCGTTATGGCGGATTACCTAAAGCACAAAGTGGTAGAATGCGTAGAATGCAAAGACGCATTAATAATTTGCGTACTGCACAAAATCAACCACGTATTGTTACAGATAGAGTTACAGGTATGACCTATGTTGTAGATGGTTATGGTAACATAATTAATACACCATTTGGAAATCAGCAGCCAGCTTCAAGGCGTACAACTACTGTAACTAAATTTAAACCTAGTGAGAATGCTACGGTTATTACACGTAATGAAAATGAATCTGATCCAGATTTTCAAAAGCGTGTGCGTGAAGAGTTTGGTAAAGCAAAAAATAAGCAAGAGGTATATGTAGTAAAAGCTGATGGTGGTTACCAAAAAGTAACTAAGACTACTGTATCTAAACAATTGCCAAAATCAGATGTTACAGACCCACGTCTTGGTGGATACATTGATGACTATTCTTATGTTGAAGGTGTATTAAAAGATCCAGCAAATAAAGGTATTGTTGATCGCATGTATGAAGAGTACAAGCGTCAAGTTGATGCTTCAGGTCTTAGCTCATCTAGAAAAGCTGCTTTAAAATCTAAAAGTGCAGAAGAAGTTTTGGATAACTTTTTAAAAGCTCAAAAACAAGTCTTTGCTATTACTAAAGCGGAAGTAGAAGGTAAGATTGATCCTATCACTAAAAACAAAACTTGGGATAAAGGTGGTGGAAATAAAAACAATGTCTATAGAAAAACAGCTAAAGATATTGGCTTTAAAGATGATGAGATTTTTAATGATGATCAAATTGCAATGTTCCAAGCTGCTTATAAGGGTATTCAAGCTGCGGCTGATGATCCTGAATATGCAAAAACACTTGAGAACTTTACATTAGTACCAAGAGGTATGAGCGATCAACAAGATGCTGCAGGACGTGCGATATCTCCTGTTGACGATATCTTTGGTAATACTACCGCAGGACAAGGTTTATTTGTAAAAGGTCTTAAAGAAGAAGGGGTAGGTTTTGAAGATGTTAAGGATACGGAAAGTACAGTTGAAACCCCGGAATCTCCTACATATACACAAGCAACACCTGATCTACAGTATTGGGGACCAGATGTAAATAACATGGTAGCTAACTTAGCTATTGGTGCAAACCAACCTAATGTTATGCCTGCATCTTTCCCTATGGCTCCAGTAGGTTTTAACCAAGCATACTTAGATCCAAGTCGTGAGGTTGCTGAAACACAGGGTACAGCACAAGGTGCATTACGTGCCGCTGGTATCTATGGAAGTCCACAAGGATATGCTGCAGCCGCTGCTTCAACACAGGCTCAAGCATCAAATCAAATTGCTAATACATTAGGTAAATACTTTAATGCTAACAATGAGATTTATAACAATGCTGAGAAAGCTCGTGCGGATTTAGCGTTTAAGACAAACGCTTATAACTTAGAAAACTCTAAGCGTTACTACGATGAAATGACGCAAAAGATTCAAAATGATAAGCAAACTCAAAATGAGTTTATTGCTCAAACAACAGCATTGAAAAATGCTATGGACGTTAACGCAGCTACATCAGCTAATCTTGAATCAATGTCTGGTAACAAGTTCCTTATAGATGAACCATCAGGTTTAGTATTCTTTAACAAAGGTAAAGATCTTACAGGTCAAAAATCTTTTGATGAGTATGAATCACAATTACAAAGGATGAATGATCTTATGAGAAGAGGTGTTTCTGCAGATAAAGCCGCGCAAGTTATTTTTGGTGGTAAAGGTATGAGCATTCAAGATCCTGGAAATCCTGAGGTTGAAATGTTTAATCAAATGTTACAGCAGTATAATATGGGTGATCCAAATGCTGCAGCTGCATTTGCACAATATGCACAAGCAGCAGGTACAGGCGCATTACCTTATATGTTTGGAGGATTAATTTAAGAAAGTTAAACTTTTTAAGTTTAGTAACTTTTAAAAGTTTTTCGTATATTTACAGTATAAACTATGGCAACGTACTTACAAGGAAGTAATAAATACATACCGCAGATACAACCGTATCAGCCGGATTTTAATTTTTATAAAACTGTTCTTGACACCAAGAATGCGCAGTATGAAGCTGGGTATGAGCGTGTTAACAGTATTTATGGTACATTATTAAACTCACCTCTTACAAGACAGGATACGTCTACAATGAGAAATGATTTTTTCTCAAAAGCTAATAATGAAATACAAAGATTAGCTGGTGTAGATTTATCTATAGAAGATAACCAACGGGCTGCTTTTCAGGTATTTAAACCATTGACAACCAATAAGTTATTTGCCAAAGATGTTAACTTTACAAAGGATGTTTATAATGAGTATGATCGTGCAGAGTTCTTTAGAAATTGTTTAAATCCAAAAGAATGCGGCGGTAAGTATTGGGATGGTGGTGTTCAGTATTTGCAATATAAAGCACAAGATTTTGCTAACTCTACTGAGCAAGAAGCTTTAGCAATGAGCGCACCTAAGTATGTTCCATTTGTAAACGTAGTTGATGATGCTGTAAAATTTGCTACATCTAGTAAACTAGAAATGCAAACGGTGTCTTCGGATGGTCGTTATATTTATACTACTACTAATGGTACTCCAATGGAGGTGCCATTATACAATTACTTCCTTTCTAAATACGGTAATGAACAGCAAGTTGCTGATATGTATAATGTATCTGCTTATTTACAACGTAAGCAATACGGTGAATCAAAAGCATCAGAATTTGGTAGTGCACAAGCTGCAGAAGCGGATTATATACGCCAAGTTATTGAGTCTGAAAATAAAGCCAATCTTGAAAATAAAAAGATAGCTCAGAGTAATAAAGAAACTATTAATGCTAAAAAAGAAGTAGCAGAAAACTATATTAAGGAAAAGGGTGTTGACCCAGAACTTGATAAAGACCTTATTGAATACTATCGCCGATTAAATGATGATGGTCAAGTTGCTGAGCAAACTGATGATTACTATACACAATCTTTAGATATTACATCTCCTACAGCAATTGAAGGATTATCACAAAGCGCATTAGCTGCTAGAGCTGATGCTATTTTAGCTAGAGGTTTATTAAGTAATGACTTAGCTACTGCAGCTTCATCATATGCACAACTTACACAAAAGCAGGATGTAAAAGCTGACCCAATATATTTAGAAAACTTGAACTTCTCGCATCAGGTTTCTCTTAAAGGAATGGAGATAGAGAACCAATGGAAGAAGGCTGCTTATGACTACGCTAATGATCTTGAGAAAAAACTTTGGGATAGTAGACTAGGTTCTTCTAGATCTGGTAAATCAGCGGGTTTCTTAGATGATAGCCTCAAGAAATTATTATTAGAGGATGCCGGTGCAGATGCATTTGGTATGCAAAGTATTCTTGACGCAGGGGAACTAGCAAAAAATAATGCTACTACTTCGCAAGCCAAATCAGAAAAAGAAAAGAAAGAAAACGAGCTTGAGTTTTATATTCACCAATTAAGAGGACATGGTAGTGAAGTTGTTTGGAATAGCATGGGTGCAGATAAACTTTCTACCCTAGGTGTTACAGACAAAAGCCAATTATCATTTTTAGATGGTGCAGGTGCTCAAGAAGAAGCTGCTAAACAAGCTGGTGTAAATACTGGTGGTGGAACTGAATCTTCTGGAGATGCTGTACAACAACAAAATACATCTGCTACACAAACAGGTGCATCTACAGATAGTACAGCTCAAGCTTCTACAACAAATATTCCGCAAGTAGATTCTACAAGAACGGCGTTTGCTGCACCGGATACTACGTCTACCGTAGCGGATACATTATTAGCTAATAATTATGTTGCGCCAAGCGATACTACAGGTACTGCTACAGCACAAGCTGCAGCCGAGACTTCTAGTGATACCACACGTACAGCATTTCAAAATTTACCATTTACAGAGAAATATGGAAAACCAGAATTCCGTAACCCTGAGAATGTAATACAAACTGAGCAAGATGTAAACGACTTTAACCAATATGTATTTGACAAATTTCAAAATCCATTTGGTGTTGCAGCTGCAGCAGCTAATCCAAGAAAAGCACAGTTTGATGCTATCTTAGAAGCTAATGCAGATAGTGCATCTGTAGAAGCAGTTGTTAACGCTGCTCAAGATTATGTGAAATTTGCATTAGATACGGATAGCGTTCCATCATATTTAGCGGATCAAACTCGTACTGAAGCTAGAAAATCTGTAGCAGGTACAAGTCTTAAAAAGTTTAATGCCTTAGGAACTTTAATGCCTATTCCATTATTATCTGAAGATGATTCTCGTGAAAATCTTGTTGGGGAGGTTAATCCTGAAATGACTCAGGAATATAAAAATATTCAACTACCTGGGGATAAATCCTTTTTGCAAAATTTATGGGATACCGGTCTTGCGTTAACTGCTCAAAATATTCAAACTAAAAATGCTATTACAGCAGGTTTAGATTTTAAGAACCAAAGTCTTGATGATGCAAAAGTTGCAACTGTAGATTTATTACTAAGAAAGTATCAGGATAAAGCTGCATTTGGAACACCTAGCGAAAAGAAAAGCGCACTTGCTTCTATAAAGAAAATGTTTCCTGGTCCAGATAGATTAGGGCTTATTGGAGACGATGGTCAAATTAAAAATAGTGACATGTTCCCATATATGAAATTGGGTATTGTTACAGCAGATAGCTTTGATAGAGTAGTAGCAGAATATAGTAAAGATCCATTATTTAGAGATGATGTTGATAAAACAACTGTAATGGATAAAGTTTCATTAGCTAGCATACAATCTCAAACTGAAAAAGCAATGATTATTGTAGACCAATATAACATTGCAAAAGTAGGTGCTAAGATGGAAACTAATCCTGGTATGTTAGCTTATGGTAGCGGTACCGAGCTAAGAGACTTTATGGATAAGTATATCTTTAAACAAATGGGTACTATTAATGCTGAAAATAGTCCAGCTAATGGTGCTCCGTTAAAAGCAGTTAAAACTGAACAAGAGTTTAAAGATCAAGTTTATAGTAACCCTAAAGTATGGGCAGCTGCAGATGTTATAGCAGATGCAGTAATTACAACAACAAATGCTTTAGAAGCTAATGCTAATACTGCAAGCAATTTTGCTTCAAGTTATGCTGCTTTAGCTGGTGCATATAATCCAACATTTGGTGGAGAAGTTTACGGTGCTGTTTTGGATCAAAATAAATTAAATCCTAAAATTGCTCAACGACTTGCGGAAAAAGGAAATAAGGCATTAAACTATGATCCAAATGCATGGTTTGATAATTTAGCATTTGAAGGAAATCCTTCCGAAGTTGCAAGTATTGTTAATAGATTAAATGATAATGGTATTAATGGTAAGGAGCTTTTAAAAGAAGCAATAATGGAAACTTGGACTTCAGAAGGTAGAACTAGTGAGTGGCAAGTATACCAAGACTATTCAAAAGTTCAAGAAAGCATGGGTCAACCAGCAGCATACTTAGAATTTCCTGAAATTCCTGTAATAGGTTACGATACGTTTAAAAGAGAATATGGAATTGCAGCTGCGGATAAAAACACAGACTTACAAACATATACTCCTAGAAATCTTATAGCTGATGCATATAAGGGTCAAGGTGGTATTACTGCACAACCCTATGCGATTAACTTTAATGAAGCAGTTGATTTAGCATCTGGTACCGGTAACCAAGATTTTGTTGGCCTTATAGATAACCTTAAGAGTACTATATCAAATAGAAAATCTGACGGCGAATATTATCAAAAACCATTTTTGGTAAACATGCCTTATGTCGATCTTCTTGATAAACTTGAGGTAAGTGATAATGAAATTAAAGATTGGCGTTGGGGGGCATTAGAAAACAACCACTCTAAAAATGCTGATAAGCTATTAGGTTTATTATCAAGCTTACAAGCAGATATTAAGAATCAAGGTAACATAGGTAACTTTGACAAGCTTGACTTAGCAGCAGGTCAAATAAGAACTTACCCTGTAGCTGGTACAGCTAATATGACTGCTTATCAAATTACACTTAATGGTGAAAAAGCTAAGGCACTAGGTTTCCAATCTAATAATAAAGACTTAGTCTTTACAGCATTAATACCTAAAGCTCAAGCTACAAATACATTATACAAGCGTACTATAAAATCAGACTGGGTAGATTTAGCTCTTTGGGCTATGGGAAAAGCTACAGTTAATATTCCTGGATCTGGTATATTTAATATCACACAAGATAAGTATGATAACTATGTGCTCAATGGTCAAATATTAACAGCGGATGATGTTAAAGGATTAGTTGCACCACAGCAAATTGAATCACAATACGCAAGTAAAGGAACAATACCAGGATTTTATTTTGCTGAACAATTAAGACAACAGCTTTTAGATAATGGTGGTTATTTAACGCAGTTAAGTATTGATAGGAAGCGTAATAACCCAAACTTAATTTATAGCCCACAAGACTTGATAAATTAATTATGGCAAACGAACAAACTCCGCAAGGCACACCTTCTGTTTTTGAATTTTGGGATAACATGAAAACAAAGCCGCTAGCAGCTCCTGCGGCAGCTTCTGCTAATCCTGCTCCAGATTATAAGTCAAAAACTACAACACCTATAAAAGTTACAAATACGGGAATCCCTTCAATTAAAGATTGGAATAGTAAGATTTCTGAAATTGCTAATACTAAGGTTGATCCTTTGCGTTTTTCACAGCCAAGTCAATTTGGTGCGGGTAGTGAAGGATTTAATTTAAAAAGATATTACGCACATCCAGATGTAGATATACTTGGTCTTAATCCTGCAAACTTTGATAGTGAGCAATACTATAATGAGAATGGTACAGTAGGTAGTGATTTCATTAGGATGGCTAAATACCTTCCTAGTACTATGTGGGGTTTTACTAAAGATTACTTAAAACCATATACAAAGCCTAGTGATTTATTTGATGCTACTCCTGATATAGAAGGTGCTAAAGCATACCAAGATGGTATGTCTATTATGATGTCAAGTAAGCCAGGATTTGCTGGTAGCTCTGTAAACTTTTTTGCAAACTTAGCTCCTACGTTAGGTATAGCTGCAGGTGTTTTAACTGAAGAGCTTGCTTTATTTGGTGCTAAAACTGTTGGTTCAAGATTGGGCCTTAGTGCAGCTACTAAACCATTAGACGCAGCAGCTGCTAGAAATTTACTTCGTATCCCATCTCTTCTTCAAAAAGGAAAAAATGTAAAAACCGCATTAAGTGCATTTGCTAAAGCTGATAATATAAACAAAGTTAGAATGCTTTGGGAGGGTAGACAAGGCTTAGGTGGTATAAAAGGTGCCGGTATTGGTTTTGCAAAAGAAGTTAATCCTTTTAAGAATACGTTAAAAGGTCTTGATGAAGCAAATGATTTAAATGGAATATTAGCACTAAGTGCATCTATTGGTGGTGGCTATGCAGATTTGCAACGTATAAGATTTGGTATTAATGAGGCTCAAACTGAAGGTGGTGGTGCTATACTAGAAAAAATAGAATCTGGTAGACAAGAATATGGTGCAGTTCAACAAAAGAAAATTGCTAGCATTACTAAAGAAATGCAATCTCTTGTTAATCAAAATAACGAGGTAACTGATAAAAATCGCTATGAGCAATTATATAATGAGTTAACTGATGCTAAGCAAAAGCTTTCTACTGGACCAACTGGTGAAGATGCGTCAAAGATTTTAACTATTGCTGAGCAAAATGGTAAAGCTGTTACACTTATAAATCTCCCTATTATATATATGACCAACGCCTTTGGTTTTGAAAAAATCATTGGACATGGTACAGTAAAAAGAAGTTTAGCAGATCAATTTGTAAAAAACTATAATAAGCATTTAGTAAAGTCTACTATAGCTGGTGCAGCTGGTAAAGCTAGTTATGAGCTTATTGAAAACAATATTAAAAAGTGGGGTAAGAAAGCATATTTAAAACATGCTATGATGCAGACTCCTGGAAGATTACTTGACTACTTAGGTAAAAACGTACCAGAAGGTGTTCAGGAATTATTCCAAGAAGGTGCAATTAAAGGTGTTGACCACTACTATACTACTAAGTTTCAAGATCCTATTAAGTTCCATAAGGGAATAATGGGTGAGTCTATACTTGTAGGAGCTAATAGTCAATATAGTAAAGAAGGTTTAGAAGTTTTTGCACAAGGTTTATTAAGCGGTGGTGCAATATACACTGGTACTTCATTAGTAAAATCAGTTGCAAATCCAGTAATTGAGCTTGGTAAAAAGACTTGGCATGGTAAAGAAAACTATGAGCAGTATGCGCAAGAATTAAATGATCAAGCTAATAGAGTTTTAACTGCCGCACAAAAAGCTGCTGATGATCCCGCAGAGTTTTACAAACTATTTGATAAAGCTGGTGGAGAACAAATTAACTATGCAAGAGTTGGGCATGTAGCTGAAGCTTTAAGTGATGAAAAAGATCAACGTGATATTAGAAATGATGCAACGATAAGTTATGTGCATACACTTTCTCAGGCCGGAAGATTAGATGTTCTTATAGATAACCTAAAAGACATGAGAAATCTTAATGCTGAAGAGTTGGCTAATGCTTTAGGTGAAGATTATGTAGAAGCGGATCAAGCAAAATACTTTTCTAGATTAGAAAAATCTATTAGAAATGTAGAAGACTTGGGAGAGCGCTTTGAAAAATTCCGTGAGGTAATGCCTAATAAGTACAATCCAAACAGCATTAATAAGTTTACTAATCCTGAGGCTTATGCTGCAGAAGTAAACAATTATAATGCTCATGAGGAAGCTACTTTCTTTGCGGTATATTCAAGTAAGACTTTTGAAGAAACACTAGATAGATTACAAGGTATACAAGAGAAGTTTAACGCAATTCCTAGTTTCTCTAGAATGCCTGGAATGCGTGCATCTAAAATATTCTCTGTATCTCAAATGCAAGATGATGTTAAATCGCTAAGAACTCAGGCTAAGATAAACGAAGAAAACGGAGATCTTAAAACTGCAAAACGTTTAACACGTGAAGCAGATAATCTTGAAAACCTTGCTAATGCATCTTCTATTTATTCTACTCTTTTAAGTCTTGCTGGAAAAAGCACACTTACTGTAGAAGAGAAAAAAGAATTAGAAGCTGCTAGAAAATCTTTTGTTGAGAATCTTGAAAAGAAAAATGCAGAAGATGAAACAGAGTTTACATTAGATGATTTAACATCTCAAGATGCATTAGACGAGTATAGAACTGTTTTAAAGAGTGCTTTTGATAAGTACTTTAATGATATGACCACTACTAACAACGTTAGACCATTCTTAGCAGAAGAGCTTAACGATATGTTTACCATGTATAATGATTGGCATTCATTAGGTACTGATAATAGAAATATGGCTAGATGGGTTAATATGTTAACCGATCCTAACGGCTTTAATGAATTTAAAAATAACATTGGTTATTCTTTAAAACGTGTATATGAAAAGCGTAATGATATCCTTAGGGAACAGAAAAAGAAGTTCATGAAGGGTATGATTCAAAATGCATTCTTAAAAGCTTTATTTGAGCAACAAGGTGTATTTGTAAGTGTAGATGATATTGAGGCATTTGAAAAAAATGATAGATATCCAACATTAATTGATGCCAAGACATTACAACCTATAAAAGGAAATGATCTTCGTATACCGGCTATTGAAGAAATGTTTGATAACTATGAAAAGGTATATGATAAAGTTGTTAAAGAAAGACCTATCCGCCAAGCTGCTGCAGAACTTGGTTTACTAGAAGAGTATTTTAGTTTTGCACATAAGAAAAAGAATGGTCAAGACAATCGCACCGTACAAGATTATGCTAATGAGTTAGGTATTGATGCTTATGGAGAAGCCGTAGTATCTATGGATGACCTTTGCAATTTTATTATTAATAGTAAGTTTGCAACTTCAGCAGAAAAGAAATTAGCTCAAAAGATTTTAAGTCTAAACAAAGGTGACATGAAAGTTACCATTAGACCTAAGCATAGCGTACCTATTTCACATGATCCTAAAAACGGGCTCATTATTGATTTTAGATATGCGTCTTCTAATTATAAAGACAATGACTATAGAGCAGAGTACCTTGTATTAAAAGGTATGATGATGTCTTTGACTACAGATTTTTTACAAGATGAAGAATTTGCAGCTGAGGTAGAAGAAATGATGGATGCTATAAAAGCAGCAGCTCAAACTGATCCATCTTTACTTGATGATTTTGGTGGTAAAATACCATTAGGTATGTCATCACCTGTTAGTTTTATTAATGAAGTAATGACTAACCCACAGTTTCAAGCGTTACTTATTCAAGTTAAATCTACCAGAACTCCAAAAGAAAGTACATTTACTCAAGTAATAAACTCTATTAAAAAGTTTATTAAGAACGCGTTTAAGATAAAAAGTTCTGATGACAATGTATTAAAGCAAGCTGTAGCATTAGTAGGATTAACTATTGATCAAACGGACTACTTACAAAAGCCGGGTGAGCGTAGAAAGTCTCCTGCTATGGAATCTGTTGAAGAACCAAAGGATGAGGTGTTAGAGGAAGTTGCTATTGAAGAAGAAGAAGCGGTTATACCTGAAGAAACTAATGAAGAAAAAGTAGCTAAGCTAAGAGCTCAAGAGCGAGAAGACTTACGTAAAGCAATACCTAATATAGATAATTATAGAGATACGGAAGGTAATGTAGATGAAAGTAAGTTGTCTCCATTAGAGTTACAGATGTACAATGAGATCTATGATAGATATGATAAACTCATTAGTCCTTTACTTGGTATTGAGCCTCGCAGCGAACGTGAAAAAGTTACTGAAGAAATTCCTGAGGTTATACCTAGTGATGAAATAGTTACAGAAGAGGATATAGATAAGATAGACATTAACACTCCTGTTGATAATCTACCTAAGGATCTTTCCGATTTACTTTATGATGCTTATAAAAAAGTATCAGCCGTTGCCAAGATAAAAGAAAGCAACATGGGCTTTAGAAACTTTGTTCAAACTAACCCAAAGGCAGTTACAATTATTGAAAATTGGAAAAAAAGTAAAACTGAAGCTCCTGTTGAAGAAAAACCAGAAGAACCTAAACCACTTGATTTTCAGCAGATTAGAGATGATTTATTTGCAAGGGGTTGGTTGCCAGAAGATATAAATGGATTAACTGAAGATCAAGTTACTGCTTTACACTCTACAGGTACAACAAAAGAGCAAGCACTAGCTCAGTTCCAAGCAGATGCTGAATTTGCTGAGGCTGATAAAAAAGTACAAGCTTTAATTAAGAAACTTAGCGATAGCTTTAAAGCAAGTGGAGTTACTAAAGTAGAAGGTGGATATGAAAAGGATGGTAATAAAGTAGCTCGTGTTAGTGATATCGTTAGGGATATCTTAGCCAAGAAGTTTACTAATACAACTGCAGCTAACCGTGGTAATGTACTTGACCCCATTTTCCGTGATTTCTTTGACGGTAAATTAACTACACCAGAGCAAGTAAAACAAAAACTAGAAGAGTTATCTGGTAAGGTTGACTCCGAGAGTGGTGAGAAAATGATGCAGTATAGTGCGACTTTTCCAAGTGCATTGTACAACACAATGGTTGAAGTTAAACAATATCTAAACGGTAAGGGTCTTAAGATAATAGGTAGTATTCCAACTTTATTTGGTGATATTGCAGGACCACGTGCTGGGGAAATTGACTTTCTTGTATATGATAAAGAAGGTAACTTAGGTATTATTGACTTAAAGACTTCTACAAGAAATCTTGTTGATAGTTATAATGACCCTGCAGATGAATTCCAATATGAGCGTGGGCACACTATCCAGCAGTTAGCATACCGTGAATTAATTCGCCAAGCTACCGGGGAAGATATTACAGACATTTACATCCTACCTATACAGCTTTCTACTAATTCTAATGGTGTAGTTAGATCACTTAATAGTTTAAATACAGGTACTGAAGAAAAGCCTAGCATACTATTAAAGCTAAATACATCTCGTGACATCTTTGAAGTAACTGGTTATGGAAGACCCGCAGGTTCAGAAGTTACTAGAACTCAAGAAGAAGAGGATGCATTGGTTGAAGCAGAAAAAGCTAAGCAGCAAAAAAGAATTGATGCCCTTACTGATAAATTATCTAAGCTAAGAGGTGAACAAGTTGCGGCTATAGCTTCAGGTAACTTAGTTAAAATCAATGATTTAAACCAAAGAATTAAGAAAATAGTTGACGAGCTTAAGTTATATGGTATTACTGTTGAAGATGTTATTAGAGAGCCTGAAGTTGTTGAAACGGAAGAAGTAACTAAAGCAAAACCTGAAGTAGGTATGATCATTAAACTTAATGATGGTCGTATAGTTAAGGTTAAAAAAGTTAGTAAAAAACAAGTTACTGTTGTACCTTTGAATGACGAGGATGCTATAGGTGAAGTTCTAGATGAGTCGCTTGTGGATGATATAGATAAGATGGTTGTCTCACCTGGTAAAAAGAAGAAAGCTCCTGCACCAAAACCTGAAACTGAAGAAGTTATGAATGAATCAAAGTCTAATGCGGAAACTTTAGCTAATGATAAGGATGCTCAGGCAAAACTTGCTAGCGAGGCTGAGAAGATGAGTACAGCTCAAGCGCAAAATAACTTTTTAAAAAATCTTAAAAATCGTTGTGAATAATGGCAATCTGTAGTATAAGTCAAAAGGAAAGAGACTCGCTTTACCAAATGGTATATCGTGATTTTTATGAAGCATTTTCAAATAATACTCCGATAAACCCAGAGACCTACATGAGAGATCTTGTAGATCTTATTTCTAAAAATACAGAAGACCAATTAGTTACTGAAGCGTATACTCAAATAATACCAAGTATTGTTAGCCAGGCTGCTTTCATTAACAACAACGTGACTATGCATTTACTTAAAACAGGGTTTAACGTAAACTTTGTTACTGAGAAAATGATAGAGTTTGAAGACTATGCTAAAGTTCAACAGTATTTAGGAACCGGACAAGCCGCTGAAGATATTGCTGAAGCTGAAGTTAAATCTTCAATTGAGCAATCTACAAGTGGCGAATTACCAGCAGGTAATAAACTAGAACTTGCTACATCATTTAACTATATTGTTGATAGCCTTTTTTCTACAACAGGTTTGCAAAACTTAGTTAACGCAGGTACTAAACTTGAAGACCGGGTACCAGACCCAGCAAAAGCATTTTACTACGATTTTATCCTACATATAACTAACAATGCTAAGGGTAATAATTTTGGTTATCACTTAACTGCAATACCAAGAGGTGCATTACAGACTCAAGTAAAGAAGGATGATATATATGATACTACAGCTTACTCAAGAGCTGACAATCTTTTATTAGCTGTTACTGATGCAAGTGGTAATCTATTATTCTTTGACAAAGATTATAACGTTACAAATAAAAACAATGGTAAACCTATTTACTTTGAAGCTAGATCTGGTAGAGCTGCTGCAGAGAATATAGGAAAACGTGTACTTGCTCCAGAAGATATTGCTAAACGTAAAGGTATATCTGTAGAAAAGGCTCAAGAAATTCTTGACGCCGAGATTAAGTTTATGACAAACTTATTTGCATACACTAAAGAGAATTTTAACAAACCAGAGAACTGGGTTACAGTTCCTATTTCTGGAACTTCTTTAGGTGCTATGTATGTAGACTATAACTTGCTTACTCCAATTAGTAAAGTTAACTTTATTAATCAAGTATTTAAGCCAGTTATCGTACCTGAAAAAAATTACCAGGCTTCTGGACAAACTAAAACTAACCAAGTATTTTACATTAATGGTGTTAATGGAGCCATCCCTATTATTAGTAGAGGAATGTCTAGTGATATTGCTAGAAAACTTGCTCGATTAATTGCTAGACCTGTAGTTGAAGTAAATGAATTAGGTGATAAGCGTGAGCTTAGTGTGGATGAGAAAAACAAATATTTGTCTGAATTTATATACTTACCCGAATCAGGAATTGAATATAACTATATTAAAGGACTTGGTCCTACGTTAAAGCTATCTGGAAAAAGCATTGATTTAGAAAATGAAGCTGCAGTAGAAGATGCTATATATAAACATCTTTTTGAAAAGTTTTATGTATCAGGAACTGAGGTTACTGAGAAAGAAATAAAAGCTGGATTTCTTAATGGTAAAACCGTTATAAATAATCAAAAAGATAAAGCTTACGTAGATAAGTTAGACGAGAATACTATTATTGAAGATCCTATAGCTAGAAAAAGAACTAAAGGTACTGGCTATTACAAAGTCTATAAGAGACGTCTTCATATTAAATCAAATGTACTTGGTAACATTAGTGGTTTATTTGACAACTTCACAATCAATGACAAAGATGGTGAGTGGCTTAAAACAAAAAATGAAGTTAACTATGTAGATTACATTAAAGATAACTTTTATATCAATATACCACTTAATAAAGATAATCAAATAGTAGGGCTCAATGGTCATATTAAGTTTGACCCTAGCTCGGAAACTTTTGAGAAGATCTTAAACTACGAGAAAAAGAAAGCAGCTGCACCTACTAAAACAAATAAAGGTAAGAAGTCTGCTACTACTAAACCGACTACTAAAAAGAAAGCTGCTAAAACTACTGAAGAAACTCCGGTTGAAAAAGTTGAAGAAGCACCTAAGAAATCAGCTTGGGAAGTTATAAATGAGATTGTTAAGAATGATAGCCTTGAGGATGATGAATTCCAAGGGCTTTCTAGAAATAAAAAACAAGCTAGAGATTTTGTTAGACAATACGGATTACGCTTTGATATTGCACAGCTTAGTCCAGACGAATTAAAGGCTAAGTTAGAAGAAGCTAAGAAGTGGTTTGATAATAGCATATTTAAAAACTACTTCCCACTTGAAAATTTAATGAATGAGGTTAATACTTATGACCCTACATCAGTTGCAAAGTGGTATCAAAATGCTATTATACTTTTTGAAGGCGCTAATTACTCAGACTTATATCACGAGGCATGGCACGGGTTTACCCGTATGTTCATGACTGATGCTCAAAGACAAGAGCTTTATGAAAAAACTAGAAAGCGTAGCGGTAATTTTAGAACTTACAAAGGTGTATATAGAGACTTTGCTAAAGCAAGTGATCTTGAACTTGAGGAGTTCCTAGCTGAAGAGTTTAGAGCTTACATGCTATCTGGTGGTAAAATGCAAATTAAAGATGTTACACAACGTAGTATCTTTAGGAAAATTCTTGATTTCTTCCTTGAATTATTTGGGGCACAGAGTTACAACGACATGGTTTTAAACCAGGAAGCGTTGACTTATGCTAATGATATTTATAACAAGTTACAGTTTGGAAGATTAACTGAGTATAGTTACTCTGAGCAAAACTTACCTGCAGAGATTAGACAGCAAGTAATGAATAAGGGGGCTGAGTCTATAGATGAAAACTATAGTACACCTTTACTTACTATGCGTAACTCTATGGAATTAGTGGATACTTTAGATTCATTAGTATCCGATTTTGTTAACCTAAGAATTGGTGTAACCGAAGATGGTTCCGGCGATAAAGCATATTACACAACGGCTCTCCTATCCATACCAAAAGGTAGAGATGCAGCTTTAACTTATGCTAAGACTAAAATAGAAGAAGCTATTGAAGCACTAGATGTCCAAATAGCAAATGCTACAACAGATAGTGAAAAGCAAAGACTTTTAAATCAGCAAGATGCATTAGTATGGGCAACAGATAACTGGGATACTGAAAGTGATAAAGGTATTATTGCTTATTACAATAAGAAGTCTCGCTTCTCAGATTTTGTTACAGCTGCAGAAAAAGCAGTATTACTATTTGAAGATACTGGTGAATTTAAGAGTAGAGATGGTCATGATAGAAGAGGTAATGAAGCATCACTACTTGATCTTGCTAACGAGAGTGTAATCTATTTAATTAAAAGCTTACATGCTTTAGAGTCTAATGGTGATAAAGCTCTAAACAATTTAGGCTTTAACACGTTAATGGATTTTGGTATTGCTTGGAATCGTATAACTAGAATACTTCAGGGTGCTAATAGCCCACAAGAAATGTATACTCGTTTACAAGATTCAAAAGAAGACTATCCGTTTATACAAGAATTGCTAATTAAACTTGGCAATCCTGATACACAGATGACGGCTAATGCTCAAAACTTATGGACACAGTTTAATGATGCATTCAATAAAACTCGTGTACCACTTGTTGCTTTAGTTGTAGATAGAACTACTAATGTACTTGAGCGAGATGAAGAAGGTAATATTATTAGAACTGAGTATGAGTATAGTGCTAAAGTGGGAGGAGCTTCAACAGCAGATGCTAAAATAGGCCGTGACTGGAATGATAGATTTAAAACAGTTACTACTAAGTATATCAAACCTGATATAAATGGTAATAACTTCTTAGATATTGATGCTATATATAACGACTATGTATCGCAATATAGCAATCTTAATAGAATTAAGTTTTTACAAGATGTAGGAATTTATTTTGACAACAAATCTAAAATTGTTGCCGCATTAAATAAGATGATTCCTAATCCAGCTAAAGTTATCTTTGATCGCATTGAGGCTATAAAGCTTCATAATGATAAGGCTATTGCTGAAAACAAGCCAAAGAATATAGTCATTGTAAGAAAAATTGATGACTTGATTAACCCTACTAAAAAGATTAGGGACAATGGTGAAGTTCTAAAAGGCTTACGCGGATTCTACAACTCTTTACAAAAGATTCAAGCTACATATACCGATGATTATTCAGACTTCATGGTATTAAATGCAGCTGGTGATGCGCAGTATGAGTTTATGGAAAACAATACCATTACTCAAATGATTAGAGAATTACAGGAAGCACCTGATTTTAATACTCTTACTGCAAAGCCTGAGATGAATCACTTGTCTGGACTACGTAATCCGTTTGTAAGTAATAATCCAGATCCTAAGAGAAAGCGCCTTATTACAATCCATGAGCTTTTTGACATGTCAAAGCCTAATGGTCCTAAGCGTTCTATTAAAGAAGAGGTTGGATCTAATGAAAAGATTACCATAGATATTAATAATCTAGCAGGTGTTTCATTTACTGTTAATGGTGAAGCTAATAATGGTATTGCTGCATCAGACTCAGATGAATTTACAAAGCGTCTTACAGATTTTCACGTAAGTGTTATTCATGGTTTACCTATGGGAACTACCCCTGCAGATAAATCTACAATACTTGTATATCACTTATCTAATAGAAAGTATTATGTAAACCCTAGAGAGTTTGCACTTGGTACTAATGGTGAAGCTGCAGCGTTTAATATCTTACTAGGATATTTAGAGGCCGAGCTTGATCGTATCAATAGGGTAAAGGCTTTACCAGCTAATGCTGTTGAGCGTATGATACCAGTAGGTAAATCTACTTATGGTGTAGAGGGTCAAAAGTTTGTGATATTCTCAGACATGATTAGACCTGAGCTTCAGGAGGAGTTAATGAATATTCCTGCTGAGTATGGTGGTAGACTACGTGACTATTTAGATTTACCAGAATCAAGTGACCTTAAAAAGAGAATAGCAGATGATGTTATAAAAGTATACTTTGCAAATAAGATAAATGAGTTTACTGAAAAACTAGTAGAGGCTGAGTATATAGATAACACTATGCATGATAAGATTCAAGAGATCTATGCTGGTGATGATGCAAAAGCTAAAAGGCTAAGTAGAAACGAAACTAGAAACATTGCAATTAAAACGCATGTTTATAATAGTTTTATACATAATGTAGAAACTGTATTGCTCTATCATGGTGATCCAGCTTTGTATAACATGGCTAAGGAGGAGTTTCAAAAACGTAACGCCGGTATTAATAGCGGTGGTATTATTCCAAGAACAGACCCTGCAATGTTACGTTATTTAAATAATGTTGTATTTGCCCCTGATAAAGCTAGCTATCGTTCAAGTAGCTGGTATACAGGTCAAAGTGTAGATAAGTCTTATGGTGAACAATTTAGAAGTGCAGTATTAGAAGATGTTGAAACAAAATCATTATACTATGCTGCTATTGAAGATGATATTAGAACTTCTATTAAAAACTCACCTGGTTATAAAAGCGGTAAATTAACAGACGAGGAAGTTAATAAAATTGTTAGCGAACGTGCTAAGCCATACCGTGAAATGAAAGAAGGGGATGCTCAGGGTTGGATAACTTTTGATGGTTATAAAGCACTTAGCATTATGATGGGTGCATGGTCAGATACACAAGAGTTATTATATAGAGATGTATTGGCTAAGAAGAATATTGATCAGACTAGAATTAAAGAATTCTTCCCTGTACTTAAAATGCAATACTGGGGACCACTTGCAACAAATGGCTTACCACTTACAGCGTTCCATAAATTCTCATTGGTACCATTAATCCCATCTACTATTGAAGGCTCCGATCTTGAAAAGCTTCACAATAAGATGGTTGAACAAAAGGTAGACTATGCTTTATTTGGATCAGGATCTAAGATTGCTACTATTACACCTAATGGTAAACCAGATAAGTTTTATAAAAATTCTGAAGATGCCACTAACCGTGAGTTGGCATTTACAGAAGACGGGTACATGTTTACTCCTAACGATATATTCTTAAAGTATTTCAAGAAGCAATTAGAGATTGCACCTAAGTATAAGAATAAAACTACATTCCCTACTCAGTTGCGTAAACTTATTGAGTCTGGGCTAATGGAGAATGGTGTACCTACAGACTTTCAACCAGATATGCCTAAAGAAGTTAGGATTGCTAATTGGAATAAAATTGGAGATGATAGAACTAAGCGTAGAGAATCTAAAAACTATAGCTTAATTAAACGTTTTCAAGGCAACCTTGAAAATCTTATGGCTCAAAAGAAACAAGAGTTATTAGATGAAATAGGTTGGACGTATGAAAATGGTAAACCAACAGGACCTTTAGATAAGTTATTTGCTTATATAGAAAGTCAATTAACCAAGCGTGAACTTGCTGAGCACCACTTAGATTTTGTTAAGCTTAATAAAGAAGGTAAATTAAAATCTTCTCTAGATGTATCTCTAGCAGCGGCTGAAATTGAAAAGGTTCTTGTATCTATTATTAATAAAAAGCTTATTAAGCAAAAGGTTACAGGAGAGGCTTTAGTTCAAGTGTCAGGTGCTGGTTATACTAACCGTGATTTCTTTAATGCTAACAAAGACTCTAAGGAGCGTTTAGAAGTATTAGGCACTAACGACTTACCATTCTATAGAAAAAAAGATGGTAAGACAATGGCCATGAAAATTAAGATTGGTATTCAAGGAGAATATAAAAAGCTTTTAGACTTACCAAAGGTTACTGAGATGATTGAGGATGCTGCAAGAAAAGGGCAATCACTTACTCGTCTTCAAGCTCTTAACCAACTTCTTAAAGATGAAAGCTGGTTAAATGAAGATGATAATCGCAAGCTTGTTTCTTTAGCTGGTGTGCGTATTCCTGTGCAAGGTCTAAACTCTATGGAGTTTATGGAAGTATATGAGTTCTTACCAGAAGGTAGTAATCAAATTGTACTTCCAGCAGAAATTGTAGCTAAATCAGGAGGTGACTTTGACATTGATAAGCTTACCACTTTAATGTATAAGCTTACCAAAAATGAAGATGGCTCAGTATCTATAGCAGAGGATTTCCAAAATGATGTTATCACAGACATCATGGATATACTTTCTTTAGAGAGTAACTATGTAGATCTTATCACACCTAATGCAACTGATATTGTATTACCTATTGCACAGGAGCTTGCTTCTAAAGTAAGACCATACGACTCTTTACAAAATGTATTTACTGAAAGAGGTGATAAAATTAAAGGTACTAGAATATTTGAAATAGAATATAATATCTATAAGCATGGTTCTAATAGCATTGGTAAGAGAACTCTAGGTCAAGGTGCCGTAGACAATACCTATAGCGTAATCTTTAATACTGTTGGTGCTTATTTACAACCTAGTTATAAAATTGATGAGGATAGTAAGGGTAATAAAGTTATGAAAGAGCAAACTATTTATTTGCCGCATAACACATTACTAACTCCAGACGGTCCTGCTATATCATTAAGTAATTTATATGATGCAGATGGTATAAACAAAGTATCAGATGTTATTTCTCAACTTATCAATGGTTGGGTAGATATTGCTAAAGATCCGTGGATCTTTGATATTCAAGGTAACAACTTTGTAGCTCCAGCATTACTATTAATGGTTCAAGCTGGTGTACCTATTAGACAAGCTGCTTACTTTGTATCACAACCTATTATACGTCAATATATTACAGAAGTTAAAAAAGCTAGATCGGCATACGCAGGACCTTTGGGTATTGAATTATCAAACCCAAATTTCTTTAGAAGTGAAGCGCGTAGAAAAGTTCTTATGAACTTCCCAGAAATGTTAGCTTATACAGACACTAATGATGATGGTGATGTAGTACTTTACTCAAAAGGAATTAAAAACGCAGCAACAGCTATTGCAGGATCATTAAAAGATCAAATCTTTAATCAACAATACTTTGAAGATCACTTACAAGATGAACTTGATTTTGAAAGCACGGATCAGCTAGCATTGTTATTACACTTCCTAGATATAGAAGATATGTCTAAAGTAATTACTGCAGTTAAGCGTACTACCAATTTAGATACACAAGTTGCAGCAAGTTTATTTGAGACTAACTTGAGACAATATCAAGCTGACCAATTACGTGAAGATGAAAGATTAGGAGATGACGTTATCAATAAGATCCTAGACGACTCATCTATATCAAGCTTTGGTATATCAGAATTTATGGCTGATATCTATAAGAATCTATTTACCATTAGAGACTCTAAGTTGGTAAATGATTATTTACTTAAAAAGTTAGGAAGTAAAGGCTTTAAGGATACAGTTTCTGATACATTTGGTGACCAAGAATCTTTTATTTCTAACTTCAGAAATGACTTGGTAATGTTTATGTTCCAGAACTACATGCGTAATTTGGACCTTGACTCTATTAAGTATTACAAAAGTTTGCAAGTTGCATCTAAGGCAGTAAAACTTAAGCCAACAACTAAGTCTCCTGTATCGGTATTTGTTAAAAACGTTAAGTTAAAAGACAAGACTACTATACCAATGATGTATTTTGATAAGCAAAAATTGGTAGAAGAGTTTGAAAACTTACAATCTAATAGCGGTAAAGAAAACATTAATATTACTAATCCAGAACTACCATTTGCATTTGGTGCAATTAGATCAACTATGTTCCAAAACATACGCGAATATGGTAGATATGTAATGGAGCGTGAGTACTTAAGAAATGCAATACCAGTATCTGAAATCATTAAACGAGATGACTATATCCAGTATAAAAAAGATTTTACAGCTGCTAAGTATGAAGACTTTACAGAGGCCGAGTTAGAAAAAGAAGCTACAACTTTTGCATATGAGCATACCTTAAGAGATATGGCTTTGGATAATACATTTAACCAGTACTATATTTTAAAGAGTCCTACTAAGTCATATGCAAAAAGACTTCTTGATATCAAAGAGAAGTATCCTGATCTTGTACAGAAGTATAAAGTATTAGACTTCTTAACTGCTGATGAAGCAAAAACTAAAGAGCGTGTTATTAAATTTAAGTCTAGTAAGCTAGATGCGGATAGAATAAATAGATTCCACGAAGACTTAGTTGAGTTAATGGACCCATATAACTTAATTGAAACTGCTAACATGACCTCGAGCGAGGCTCAGGAGATTTCAAAGTTCTTCAGCAACTTACCTATATATACCATGTTTACTACAGGGTTTAACTCTAAAGGGGAGTATGGTATAGGACAAATCATGCCGGATACAAGATTGACTCCAATCTTAGAAAGCATGCTTAACTATATGGAAGCTAATAAGTTAATGACTTGGAATCTTGTTAATAGTTACTTTAATAAGTTTAGTACAGTTAATTCATATAAGAATACAGCTAGTAGATATAAAGTTAGAAACTATACCCTAGATCAACCTTTGTGGAAAGCTTCTAAAAATCCTGCAGCAGATCTTACTGGATCATTTGGTACAGTGCAAACATTTAGAGATAACTACCAAAGCCCAAGTTTCATTGTAGAAAAGGCACCTGAAGGAGTAGACATTAAACTAGCCATAAACCAACTTCTTAAAGATAGAAAAAATTACTTGTTTGTGTATAATGGCGCAGCTAATCCAACTGCTAAAGCTTTAGAAACAAATGACTCAGTATTTGCACTTTCACAAGAGCATACAAACTCATTTGGCTTAACAAGTAAATTGGGCTATCAAGATGTTGTAAGTCAGCAAATGAATGATGATAACTACGATTTAAATGTAAAAGCTATTGAGAATAGTATTCAAGCTCTTAAGACTGCAGCTAAAGATTACGATAATAAGATATTCTGGAATGCTGCTGGCTATGGGCAATACATGATTGGTGCTGATGTTAATGGTGAAAATGTAAACCAAAAGAGGGCAAAAGCCCCTAAAACTTTCGTATATTTGTCTAAGAGGCTTTACGAAGAATTTGGGTACAAGAACAAGAACTATGAAGTTGTGGCACCTAAAAAATTCATACGAGTAACTCGTGAAGATATCTTAAATAAAATACAAGAACTCAATAAATGCTAAAAGATGGCTAGTTGTCAAATTTTTAATCCTTCATTAGAAGCAGCAAGAAGATTGTTAGGGGACTATGATGTAAGTAATTATTTACTACTTACTGAAGATAAAGGTTCTTTAATTGATCCTTTTGCTATTTTAGATACTTTACAAGAAGCCTATCCAGAACGCAGAGACTACTATGAAGCTAAAAGACAAGATCTTAAAAAGTTTAAGGTAAGAAACTTTAAGGGTAATCTTAAGGCTTATCAAAAGTTTGAAGGTCAACAAAAAGAGTTTAGAGATTCCTTATATGATTTTATAAGATCACTACGTATTGATATTATTGAAGAAGGTAGCCAAGAGTGGACTGGTTTAGCAGAGCAAATGAGTACAGCAGGAAGATGGGATAAAGGCGAATTAGGCCCCCCTGTTGCAGCTTTTGATATGCTCCAGAAACTCCTAGCGATACCAAAAAATCTTTCTGATAAAGGGCTAGCAAAACAAACTGCTAATATTGCTTATACATTTTTAGGTAGAAAGTCTAAAATAGCCAAAGACCTATGGTTTAACATTAAGCTTTGGAATAAGTATGAAGAATTATATGATAAATATGATACCCTAACTAAAAACAATGCTGTTCAACAAGCTGATTTAGAGATCATTGAAGAAACCGTTGATGACCCTTCAGAGCGTAGAGGTGCACCTAAAAACGCTTGGGCTCATAAACAAGTTATTATTGAGTTTATTACAGAAGGTTTACTTAACTATAGACCAGATTTACGTGAGAAGGTAGACTTTGAAAATCCAGATATTGATAAATCTTTCTTTGAGAAAAAAGGTTTTAAAAGCCCTTATGCAGTAACAGTTCTTAAAACAGCTTTAGCTGCTATATACAACTTCGTACATAAAGCAATACATGGTAAACCTTTTACTAAGTACAATGCTGAAAAGCTTAATGATTTACTTTTTGATTTAGTAGATGATATCTATAAGAAGGATTTCAAAAAGTGGATGCGTGGTATAGAGGTCCGCGATGGCATGCTCTATGACAAAAAGGGTAATCTACTAGAACAAAAAAACTATTACACTACATTATCTGCAGATCCTTTTGCAGCAGATGTATTACAAAAGCTATTTAACTCTTTAGATCCTGAGGGTAAAGCCTATAAGTTATCTGGTTCACAAGTATTAAGAAGATACGGTGCTACATATAGAAGCTTTAGTGAAGACTTACATGATATTGATGGTGTTATTACACTAGATCATTTTAGAAAAGAAGCAAATGCTCAACAATTTTTAAACTGGATTCAAACCAAAGGTCTAGGTTACATGCAGCGTAGATCAAGTGTTGGTTCAGCTTTAGGTCGTAATAAATTTAATGAAGAGATCATACCATTTTTGGAAGATCAATCTTGGTATAAAAATCTAAAAAACATATTTCCATCATGGACATTCCAAACTGCATTTATAGGACGTGACCATAAAAAGGGTGAAAGTGTTACAATTACCGGGTATATTGAACATCCTACAGCATTTGAGATTGATGAAGAAACTGGTGAAACCAGACCTAAGAGATACGTTTTAGATTTCTTTTTAAGAACTGGAGAAGGTAACTATCCAGAAATATTTGATAACTACTGGAAAGACTGGAAGCAAATCTTTGAAGCAAAAATAAATATGGGCCGTGGTAAAGATATCATGGACTTAATTTACTTTGCCCCATTTAAGAAAGACATTTATAAGTTTAATGCTCCAGGGTTCAGATATTTTTCTTTTATAGAAGATACTATACAGGAAACTGAAGAAACTAATGATGACATTAAAACTGTATATCAAGGATATAATACTCTAGACAATAGAGATGTTAACTATTTTACTGTTGATAAAGCAGAGGCAAAAGACTACGGTAAAAATGTAAGACAAGTAAGTGTAGATACTAAAGGATTTTTACAAGGAGACGCTAAAGAGTATAGAGCACTTAGATCTGAGTTTACAAAACAAACTGGTACTGATTTCAATATACTTGATAATTCTCCAGAAGGATTAGCTATTCAAAATGACTTCTTTAATTTTCTTAAAGATAGAGGTTATAGAGGACTTGACTATACAATGTTCTCGGATAGTCAATATCTAGTTGCATTTAGCAATGACGCCATTGTAGATATAGCAACAGATACTCCGCAGTATAATAAAAACATTTATGATTTAACACCAGCTCAGTTTAAGAAACATCTTATGAAGCTGAATGGTGACACAAACATATATAACAAAAAGTATTTATCGCAAGGTGGTTACACCAATGCTATAAATGAGGTTAATGCCTACAACAGACTTAATGGTAATATACGCTACTTAGATGTTGTAAAAGAGGAGAATGATTTAAGAAACGGACCTCAAAAGTATTACATAAAAGTACTTAAAACTCCGATACCTATACAACCTAACTCACCTAGTTCTCAGGAAAATGGTATAGATAGGGCGTGGTTTATCAAGGAAATTGAAGCTATCGATGATATGATAAGCCTTACTTATGAAGAAGATAATGAGGCAATAAATGATTTATTATCAAATACATTAACTCAAGAGCAATCAGAACATGTTCAAGCAATGCAAGTTGTAAAAAACTTAGCAGCTAGTATGAACATGCTAAATGTGTTTGGTGAACCTGAGGTTCAATTTATTAGTAAAGATGAGGCAATAGAACTTACTAAGAATACAAATGCTCCTTATAATAATGCACCAGCATTCTTTTATAATGGAAAAGTATATATAGTAGATGGTGCATTAAGTACAAAGACTTTATTTCACGAGTTTGCTCACCCTTTTGTAAAGTACTTAGCAAAAGAAAATCCAGAGTTATTTCAAAAACTAGCTAAGAAGGCTTGGTCTGAATTAGGTAAATTAGGTTTACAAGAAAACTTTTTAAAGCAATACCCTGAACTTGAAGGTGATCCACAAGGATTTTCAGAAGAAATTATTGTACATGCGTTGACTATAGCAGCACAGGCTCAGCTTTCTAGCACACCTATGCCGAATTCATTCAGCGAAATGATTTCTAATATACTTTATCAAATTAAAAAGTTCTTTAGAAAACTATTTGGTGCTGGACCTAAGCTTAGTGACCTAGGAGTTAATACTTCTTTTATGGATTTAGCAAATGAAATGCTATCCGAGAAGTTTAATATAGATACATCAATAGGTACTGCAGAATCTTTAGAGCAGGATGCTGTACAATACGCTAAAGAAATAAATGATTTCATTAAGGAGTTGGATAATGCGGTTGATGATGAGACTGCTAAGAAGACACATGCCCAACTTAAAAATACTATTGATTCAATGTACAAACTATTTAGTGATCAGCTTCAAGCTACCACTAAAGAAGAGTACCAGGAACTTGCCCTCCTATTAACAACTGACGATAGTAGGGATCTTGCATATATTACTTCTACTCTTAGTAATTACCAGTCTAATAGAACTAGACATATTAAAGATCTTGTAGAAGAAAATAGAAAGCTTGCTATAGCATTTGTTAACAGTCTTCAGCAATTAAATATGATTTCTAAAAAGATTGCTGGTAGAATTGAGGAGATTAAAAACCTTGGTGTATCTGAAACTAGTATTTATCGTGTTAAAAATCTTAGTGATTATCTAGATTCTTTTATAGAACTAGCTGATAAAATTACTAATGACTTAGAAAACCTTGGTGTTACAGAAGAATCAGATCTTCAAAAGCTTGTATCAGAAATTGAAAAGGCTTCAAAGAGAGGTAAAAAAGCTGCACTATATGTATATGGTGAAAACTTAACAGATACTCTTTGGGAGTTTGTTGAGCCAACAGCTAAAAAAATAGATGAACGTTGGCTAAAGCGTAAAGCATTTTTAGAAAATTCTCCGTTAGCTACTAAAAGATTACTAGCTGTAGAAGAGGCTGCTTACAATAGTATAAAGCTTACTAAAGATTCCTTTAAGAAAATGGTAGATGGCGATCTTGTAAACAACGGACTTGCCAGCCAGATGAATGCGTTATTTGAAAGCTACTTAGTTAACCAAGATCCTGTTGTAGGAGCTTTTGCTAAGTACCTAAGAAATAACTATATGGAAATGGAATCAAAGATCCATACTCATAAAGTTATGTTTGCATCTCAAGTTGTACCAGCTCTTAAGAAAGCTGGTATAAATGCAAGAAACTTAGTTAGCATGGCAGATACTTTCTTAATGGAAGATAGCATTGCTGAAAAAAATGCAAATGGTAATCTTTATGAATTTAAAGTATTAAAGTTCTTAGACGAATTTGTAGGGTATGAATGGTGGGATGCACAACAACAATTTAATATTGAGAAAGCTCGTTTTGCATACTACCAAAGCTTAAACGATGCTGATAAAAAAGCATATAATAAGCTTAAGCAAGAGTATGATAAGATGCGACGCTTATATTTTAACAATAAGTATAAGCCTGAATTCTATGAAAGACAAGAGCTCTTTGAAAGAGATGATATAGGTGCAGAAGCTAAAAGAAGACTTGACGATATTAATGAAAAGCTTCAGATGTGGAAAGACATGAAGCGTCAAGGCTTTGAAATTAAAGATGAAACAGAACAACGTAAGCTTGCGCTAGAAGAAAAAAGATTTTTATACAGCTTAGTAGACAGATTTGGAAACCTTAAAACCGGAGATGAAAAACTTATTGCTGAAAGATTACGTGAGTATAGAAGTTTAAGCTCAGGGTTCTATGAATCTAAACCACGTCCTGGTGTATTTTTAAAAGCCTTATCTGACTACGAGCAACAGTTACTATTAAGACCAAGTATAAATGGTGATAGAAATTCTGAAGAATTTTTAAGAGAGCGTGAAACTTGGCTTGCAAATAATACAAGAGTAAGTGCAAAAAAAGAATATTACGAAATACAAGCAGGTCTTTATCAAGCTATTAAAGAACTTGAAGCTAAAAAAGATCCAAAGATAAAAGAAGCAACCGCTAAGGTTCTTAAGGAACAGCTTGCACAAAGAAATGTAAGTCAAGATATAATTGATCAAATAGAATCAGTTGGTGATTTATATTCTATTATAAATGACATTGCTTCTATTAGTAGAGATGAAAGTAAAATGGTAGCAGCTTCTGAAATAACAGAAGAAGCTATGGCGCTTATTAAAAATATTCAAGAGGTTATTGTATATGCAAAAGAAAACTCTGGTAAGATTAATAATCTTACTGAGGAAGAAAATGATTTCTTACTTGACTATGTTGAACGTTTTGCATTGGCCAACTACGGGATGGGACAAATGCCAGCTCAAGATGAACAAGATCGTGCTGCTGAACTATTTGAAAAGCAATCTTACAATGGTTTAACTAAAGATGAGAACAAAGCATTAGCAACAGCTTATAAAACATTAAGAAGTCTTAGTGAGAAAAAGGCTAATACATACTACCTAGATATATATAATAACTATCTAACTCTTGTCGATACTCAATTTGTTATTGATGATTTAGGTGTTAACTATATAAGTGAAAGCGATGCTGATTATTTTTTAGCAGATGACGTTGTAGATAATATCAAATCTCAAAATGCACAGTTTGCAACATGGTTTGATAAAAATCACATACGAGTAAAGATTTATGATGGTAAAGGTGGTTGGGTAGATTCTTGGCAAAGACTACAAGTTTGGAACTATAGCCAGCCTGCAGATGATAAGTTATTTGAAAGTATTGAGATACCTACAGCAACTTTAGAAAAAGATGAAAAAGGAAATCTTGTAAAAGAAACACTATTAGCAGTACCTAACTTAGAGTACTATACGTTTGATGTTAAACCAGAATTTTTAACTGAAGAAATATTACCTAACACACAAGATGCAAATGGTAATATTATTCCACCTAACAAAGATAATAAAGGTAATTGGTTACCTAAACGTTTAACACAAGGTGCTCCTGCAGATAGTCCATTTATAAACAAGCGTTATTTAGAACTTCGTAGAACTAATAAGGCTATGTTTGATGCTCTTGAAAAGTATAAAGAATTTTATGTAGGTATTCAAGAAGGCAAGGATCGCAGCACTAAAATGTATTTGGAGCTTCCTAGATATACCACAGATATTGCAGAGGACATAGGGGATGTATTAAGAAATACAAAAAGAAAAATATCTGGTAAAGCTAATTTAGAAAAACCAAAGGTTTTCAGTCGCTGGTTTGAGGATGTAATAAGATTCTTCACACCAAGAGCTGGATCATTTGAAGAAGGTGATGCAAACTTTACCGAAGACTATGAAGTAGAATCACTAAGCTTCTTTGCTAAACAAAACTCAAAAATTCCTATTCAAGGTAGGTCTAATATTGAAATGAATAACGTATCAAGAAACTTTGTAAAAAGTACAATGCGTTATATGGCATCTTTAGAAAAGCATCAAAAGCTTGTTGAATTATCTCCAATGGCTAAAGCTATGAAAGAATTCTACTATGTTAAGGATGCTGAAACTGGAAAAAGAGTTTATAAAAAGAATAAGTTAGATAACTTAGGTGAAATAATTACATCTGAGAAACAAGATAAAAAGACCAAAAAAGAAAAAGTAGTTGGCTTCTTTAAGGAAACTCCTAGATATGAAGCGTTAGATTACCTTATCGCTAGGGAATTTGAAGGTCAAAAATATGGAAAAGGTGGCGGTGCTGTAGCAATAAATAATTTATTTGGTGGAATGGCTAAAGTAGCGTCATTTGGATACTTTGCTTTAGACCCGAGTAGCGCTCTTGTAAACTACTATGATGCCTTAATGGAATTAAAAATTGAAGGCTGGGGATTTAAGTATATTAACCCAATTAGTTTACAAGCAGGAAAAGTTTTTGGTGTAAAAGCTATGAGTACTGTGACTGCAGAGATCTATAAAACAGGTCCTAAGTCAGTTACAGGTCAGCTTATTGAGCTTTTTGATCCTGGAGAAGATTACCAAAAAAGAGCTTTAGATGACGGTCTTGCTAGAAATCTTGCAGGTGACGTAGTAAGACTTAACTTCATGACTAACACACGTAAGTGGTTTGAAATGTTAGCAACAATGCAAACTATGGGTGCATTGATGCACTATCAAAAAGTTAAGCAAACTGTAAATGGTGAGACTAAGTATATAAATTATTTAAATGCTTGGGAAAAAGGTCCAGATGGTCTTATAAAATTAAAAGATGGTGTAGACCCTAAATATGATATCAATGGTCCAGAATTCTTAAAAGTAAAAAGTAGAATGCAAACCGTCATATCTAATATAAACGGGGCATTTGGAGAATTTAATAAACCACAAGCAATGAAGTGGGCTTTATACAGAATAGTATCATTTATTCAAACACACCTTACAAGGATGTTGATAAATCACTATGGTGTAAAAGGTAATATACTTGCTGGTAAAGGTGTTGGAAGATATGATTGGGGTAATGATGACATCCATATGGGATTCTTTAGTGCTGTAGCTAACTATCTTACTAAAGCTGTAAGAACATATGGTTCAGGATTAGCATCTCCTTCAAGAGAAGAGGGTGTCTATATGATGAAAAGTGTAAGATGGATAGGCATGTTAATAGCTATTGGCTATATGAAATCTGTAATTTTTGGTTATAATCCAGATGATGATGAAGAAGAAGCTATAGAAGAACAAGCTAAAAAGAAAAGACAAGCTGACTTAAAAGCTAAAGCAAGATTACTTGTAACAGGAGATGTTGAAAGCTATTTAAAAAGAAGAATTAAAGAGCGTAAAAAAGAAGGTACTGTAGAACAACTACCAACTCCTGATACTTGGAAAAAGCTTTATAGAAGAAGCGGTCCTTTACCAATTTTAGGGGCTGAGGTTGAAAGCGACTTATATGGAGATATTGAAAAAGAATCTGCCGTATTTAGACCAAAAGATTGGTTAGAACTACAAGCTTTGTATATTACAACTCGTGTAGGTCATGACCAAGAAGACTGGTTAGCATGGCCAGGTTATGGACTTAGCAATCTTACTAGTATATTTAACCTTAAAACGGGTGCTATGCTTAATCCTACGGTTAACCGTACAATAAACTTAGTTAGCTACATTGCAGCAGATATTACTGATAATAGATCTGGTATTTATCAAAAAGACTCTGGTGTATATCCTTGGGAAAAAGCTGGTGATCCGAAATGGTATTCAACACTTGGTCAGTTCTTTGGATTAAGTGGTCAGTTTATAGACCCTGCAGGTAGACAAAAAACAATGGAAACAAGACGTAAAAACATAGCAACAGAACAATAATGAAAAAGTATTCTTACAAAGAACTAGAAGCAGAATTTGCTAGACTAGGTTATCAATGGCCAACCTTACACGTTATTGGTGTAAGATCTAAGGCTAATGAGAAGAACAAGTTTGATGATACCTTTTACTTAGTAAACGGTCCAATGATGCAAGTATTCTCAGGAACAACTAATCCTGGAACTCACTGGTTAAAGAACTTACTAAATCCAAAAGGTACAGCAGTATTGAAACCCGGACAATATATTGATGCTTACCAATTAGGATTACACCAAGGTAAGTATGAAGCGTTAGTGCAACGTAAACCTGTAACTGTATACCGTGATGGTGACAAAGATGACACTGCAGAAGAACAAGGAATAGAACAAACTGGTTTATTTGGTATTAACATACATCGGGCTAATGCATCAGCTATCTCTAAACTTATAGATAAGTGGTCCGCAGGATGCCAGGTACTTAATAATCCAACCGAGTTTAACACAATGCTTGCGGTATGTAAAGCTTCTGGTAGAAAAGAGTTTACTTATAGCCTATTAAGAGAGTTTTAAAATGGAAGAAACACTTGCAGAAAAAATATTGTACTATTTTTCTTTAGCAGCAATAATTTATGTAGCTTGCTATATAGGATGGAAATATTATAAGTATAGGACAGACAAATGAAAAAGTGGATACTATCTATATTAAGCAAAGACGGAGACCAGAGTTCTAAAAGACTCGTAGGTCTTTATTGTATCTTAACAGGGTCTGCCTTAGCGTGGATAGCTACATTCTCAGAGTACAAAACTCCAGAGTACATGTATAACACCATTATGTTTATTGGTGGTGGGGTATTTGTAGGAACCATGATTGAAGGAGTATTTACTCAAAAGATGAATTTACCTAAACCTGAAGAAAATGCCAAACCGGAAACAGAAGAATCTACTAATTGAGATATTAGTATTTGCAGGTATACTAGCAATAGGTATATGGATAGCTGTACTTTTATATAAAATAAAAGTTAAAGAGGCTAAGATAGAGGATTTAAAATCTAAAGCCTTTGCTAAAGATACCAAACATGCTATGGAGATAGACTCTCTAAAGTTTAAGCTTGTACAAGACAGCTTAAAGATTGTAGATCTTCAGAGAATTAACCAGATTAACGTAATTAATCAACAAGATAAACAAGATAAAGATGAACGCGATAAAACTATTGCTATTATCCCTACTGCTGATGATAAGCAACGGGACCACTTATGGGCAACTTACACCCCAAAGAATTAACTGGGATGGTACCAAAGGGATCTTCTTTACAGATAAACAAGAGGAACAACTCCTCAAGATTGTTGTGGACTATGACTATGTCAAAGCTAGCCTCTTACGTAAAGATGAAATCATTACCACACTTAATCTCAGGATCCTTGATAAGGAGTACGAGATCAAGAAGGCTGGTGAACAAGTCTCTTTGGCGAATGAAAGAACAACAGAGTGCGTCAATAAAAACTCTGCTTTACATGTAAGCCTAGAAGCATCAAGGGATTCACTAGCTGATACCCAAGATAAACTCCATATAGCCAGAAAAAATAATTGGATATTCGGAGGAATTGGCGTATTTTTATTTGGTAGTCTTATATATACGATAACACATTAAACTATAATACAATGGCAACAAACAATTACATGCCGATGGGACGTAATCCACGTAGCGGCGGAGCCGGACAAGCAGCTGGTTACAAAAAAGGTGGCACTACTAAAGTAGCAAGTGTCATGAAAAAAGGTGGTAGCAAGCCTAAAATGACTATGAAGAAAATGGGTAAGAAGTAAGATGGATAATAACTATCAATTTCTTAGAGCTCAAGTAAAAGCATTTCATCCCCAATGGTCTGAGGAACAAGTGGATGCTGAATGTAAAAAAATATTAGCCGGCGAAAGCGAAGACGCAGATGACGGCTGTTTATACTGTGGATCTTAAAAATTAAACTAATGGCAAAAAAACCTATTAAAAAGTACCAAACTCAGAGTACTGTAGAAAAAGCTAGAAATGTAATGGCTGGTATAAAAAAAAATACACCAGAACGACCAACTAGTAAGGCGGGCTATCGTGCTGCAATAGATCAAATGAAGATAGATATGCTAAATGCAGACAGCATCAACTATTTAAATAGAAAAGATAAAGATAGCAAGTATAATCCTAATGTTCAAGAAGCTATTAGACTTGCTGCAAAAAAAGGCGAAAATGCTTCTAAATTTAAAAGAGCTACAGCACCAAGTGATGTACTTGAAAAACCTAAATACTTGCAAAAAAAAGGTGGATCAATTACAGCTCTTGACCAAGTAGATAGACTAGAAAAAGCAAAACTTCTTAAAGGTAAAAAGTAATGGCAAAAGTAGTAAACGCAAAGAACAGCTATGCTCCAAGAGCAACTAAGGTTAGTCGCCCTGGAGTAATAGCAAAAACTAAAACTAGTCGATTAAAGTCTAGTAAGAACTACAAGAAAGCTTACAGAGGACAAGGTCGTTAGACCCCTAGTATTTTCTTGATATCAGGCTTGAAGTAATTCTCACCTTTAAGGATCTTCCCATCTTCTCTGAGGATGGGATTTCCTTTTTCATCTAGCTTACTCATGTTAGATCTGTGGATCTCTGTAAAGACTTCTTCAATCCTATCTTGTAAGCCATGCTTAAGAATAGTCCCGTAAATAATATATAACTGGTCACCCAAAGCATCAGCAATCCCCACCAAGTCATCAGCACCACAAGCTTCAAGGTACTCGTTGTTCTCTTCTTCCAAGAGCCTGTGACGTAACTCATATTGTTCTTGTGTTAGTTGTTTGTAATCTTGTGGGTCAGGCATGTTAAACGCGGTATGGAACTCCGCTACCATATCTATAAACTTCTTCATCAATATCCTTTATCTCCGTTAGTATTATACTTTACTTTATCTATATCATAATCACTACTCTTTTTAATAAAGTCAGCATTAGCCATCTTTACAAGACCAAGCATATCAGTGTTCTTAGTATAGTCACTAGTCCACATTGATAATCTATCTACAGATGATTTATTATAGAGCTTGTGCTTTTCATATGCTTCTTTAAGTTTACAATGTCTTTCACATTTCTCATTCAGCATAGCCTCTAGTAAGATAAGATAGTTTATTACATCTCCAATCTTCTCAGATACTACAGCATTGTCAACAGGTACATTATCAGACACTATATCTTTAATAGAAACTAAGTGCTTAGTCATGTAGCTCCAGAGAACTTCAGCTGATGTGCTGTGGAGGGAAAATCCCCCCGCAGCTTCATCAAAGTTTCTGAATACATTATCGTCTTTAGCGTACTCTTTATGCTTAGTTAATAGAGTCTGGCGCACTAGATCAATACGCTTTTCAACTCTTTTAGTAAACTCTTCTCTTGTCATAGATCAGGTAATTCAAATGTTGTTGTTTCAGGTTCTTCAAAGGTAAAGAATTCTTCTGGAATTTCATCAACAATAACATCTGTAGGAGAACTTAATTTAGGTGCTACTTCTACCTCCTCAATAACATCAAAGATATTTAGTTGATTAGTAGGCTCTTGTACAATATCTTGTACATCCTCATGTACAGAATCTTGTAAAATACGCTCTTCTAATTCCTCACCAAGTTTTGTTAGCTCCACTAAATTAAAATAGCCATTGATAAGTTCATGGCATGTAGACTGGTCCTCAAACCAATTCTTAGGGTGTGACATACGCAAAGATGTAGCTACAGAGTTGTAGAAGTTCCATGCATTATCCCACTCTAAGTTGTCCAATAGTGCAACTTCATTTACAATACGGTCTCTTACTGCAGATGCCTGCTCTTTATTAAGACAATTCTTCTCAATAAACATACGTCCTACTAACTCAGAATATGTACGTACTGTAGCCTTATGATTTACAAGCATGTCTCTTGACGCAAGTAACTCAGTATAGTGAGCATTGGCTTGGTTAAGTTGAGTCTGAATCATAGCAATAGCTTCCTCATCAGCCTTACCTGTGTGTTTTCTAGCATAACTAGAAATGTTACCGGCGAAGATATAGTTACCAGTTTTTGGTATATATACCCCAACACCACACTTAAATCTCATAGACTTATCATATGAGTTACCCCATACAAACATCATCTTCATATCGGGATCAGTTCCTTGATCTAGGATATACATCCCGTTTGCAACATTACCGCCAATACTTGCACGGTATAATTCTGTTTCTACATTAAAGCCACGAGCAGTAAGTTCTTCATGAACTTTATCTATAATAGACTTGTGGCTAATAGGAGTGTAGCGCCCACCGTGGTTAGGCAGGGCTACAGACTCCAAATACTCTCGGGTAATACCCGTTGGAATTCTTTTACTCATTTTAAAATAAACTTAATTGTGAATTTTGCTTTGCTTTTGTAATGTGCTCTATTTCTTTATAGATATTCTGAAGATAATATTCTTCATTAATACCATAAGAGCTCCAAGGTTTGTCTTCATGTACATTATAAACAGTTTGCATCCACTTACCAGACTCAAGCTGGATTTGGCGCTTATCTATTTTGTTATGTTTGATTATCTTACAACCCCTATTAGATATATAGTATCTTACAATATGCTGTAACTCAGTATCATACCTTTGATTATTCCTAAAGCATGTTTCTATAAAATACCAATCGCCTTTTATCTTGGCACCCGCACAGAAATCAAATATGTTTCTATTGGTTTTTATATACTGCTCAGGAACAACATCGTGTACAAAATAATTATAAATACCTTTTGGTATTACTAGGAAGCTTTTATTCTTATGTAAGGCTAGGTCTGTAAACTCAAATCTACCTTTACACTTAGTAGCTTGATAGAAATACTTTCCACCATCCTGTTTAAAAACATAATGCGGATACTTTTTCTTCAGCACTTCCCAGTCTTCTATAGATACCTCTTTAGGACTAAAGACTGCAATATAATTATTTACATCACCAAGTATTAGCTTATCATATTGATCATGCTCTAGCTGAAGTTGGGTTATCTTTTCCCACTCTTCGCAGATCTCTAAATATTTTCCTTTATAAGTTTCAGGAATCATCATCTCAAGACCATCTGTATTTTGCATAATCGGAATACTACCTGGAATACCCTCAGACAACATTTCATATAACATCATCAAACTTAATTGACCATTCATAGTAATGCGCATAGTAAACTCAGGATCATATAGGAAGCTATTCTCATCATTACTTAAACCATAAGTACTATTAAGAATAATCTTATATACATAGTTCTTTGGATCTTTCTTGGGTATCTTCTTTCTTTCTTCAAAGAACCACTCATATTGATCACAAAAAATCTTCTTTGGTAAATGTGCCGGCGACCACTTATTACGGATAGCAAGATTAGGATAGAAACTAGTAACGTCAGACGTCATTATTATCATACCATCCTGGCTTTTATAGACACCCGCTTTTGTAGCACCATGAACACCACCAAAACCAAAATCTGTTTTAACCCCTTTGTGGGTCATTGTATACTTGAAGGCACCTTTGGTATTGCTCGCATCAATATTAAGGCTTTTAAACTTTTCAAGAAGATTTTGGAATTCCTTACGGTTAAACTTTACATAATCTAATATGATATCTTTAACAGCAATTGTTCCTCTTCTTGTTCTTAGTGATTTAAGCTCAGCTTTTTTCATACCAAGCGATTCACATAAGAATAAAGCAAATAGCTCTTTAGAAATTCTCGGCTCAGATGCGCTATATAAATTAACATTATACTCTTCAGTAAGACTCTTCCGTAAAGCAATCTGCTCTTTGCTAATATGCAAGATCTTTTTAGTTGCTAGTACGTCGTTAATACAATAAGATATAATGCTATCTATTTGATCTTGTGTTTCAATAACTGTAGTATGATGTATAGGCATCTCTTGTACGTTATGCCAATCCATTGAATACTCAATCCATTTGAGGCTAGATCTTTTAGCGTTGTTATCCCAGTGATTTAGTTTATATAAATCAATTTGTGGAATAGATAACTTCCATTCGGGATACTCCGAGAACTCGTTATTATTACTACGTTCAATTACATTTTGGGCTTTCCTATAGATAGCCTTAGCTATTTCTTCTCCAGGTAAATCAATAAGTTGTTCTCCTTGCTTAAGGATATACTCAGTGATTTGGGAGTCAAATGCTAAACCATTAAATGATACATGCCATTCATTATCTTCTTTGCATGTATGTAGGAAATTCCACAGAGCATAAAAATCATTCTTAGATTTATGTATTGTAAATACTCTTTGCTCTTCTTCTTTATAGTGTATGAATACCGCAACAAAACAATTCGTTAAGGTTTCATAATCCATGACCCAGTGTCTCATATACATTTGTTCAGTTAAGCTGTCCCCCCATATAAAGTTAAGAAAAGGGGGATTTCTCCCCCTCTCATTTACGCTGCAGGTTCTTCTTTAAAGTATTGACCATAGTCAAACGTATTTGCATTAATAGCAAAATGTTTAACAAATGCATCAATATCAGCACGGTCTTCCAAATAATACTCTTGATAAGTTTCAATGGTACGGCGCTCTTGTTTAACCGGTACACCATCTTTAGACGGAGTCTTACGGAATTCAGGATCACCATTAGGATCTAACTTAGGCATCATGTGGAAAATATCTTTTTTGTTTACACCAATAAGCGCTAAGATATTATTTCCAGGATAAAAAATTCCTTCTACATAAGGACACTCCTCAGTTAGTGGAATCATCTTAAAAGTTTTATCTCCCTCTTTAGTACCAGCGGAGATCAACATCATGTTATTCATAAATTACTTTTTTTCAAAAATATTAAAATTAATTAGTTCTTCAGCCTTTAGGCGTAAAGTTTCTTTAGCAATATCTGGTGGACTAGCAAGCTCACCAACTTCTTGTAGTACTTCAACAGGTACATCAAGTAGTTCTGCATAAGTTTTAAAATACTTTTCAGGGTATAGATAACTTTCTAAGTATTTATAATTACTGTGATTGTTTTTAAAGAAATCTAGTATCCTGCGTTTAACAGGAGCAGACATCTTAGAGTAATGACCTTTAAGGAAACAATCCCAATCATTGGCAAAACCTTCATAGTCGAAGATATATACACCAACTTTATGGTTTGTTTCTCTAAAGTCACACAACAAACTATTATCAAGTAATTTAGACTTCTCAAAATCTGAGAACTCCTTATCTTCCCTTAGGTGATACGTTAATATAAGTTTCCTATCTTCTGCAAGAAACTCATCCTCCCATGCGACATAAGTCTCCATAGGAGTTATAATAGCACCTCTTCTTATTCCTAAAAGTGGGTACAAAAATGCACGCGACTTTTGGAAATGATCAGTATACAATTTATTAATCATTGGGATGATTGTTTTACAAGATTACATTACCTTCCTTATACATATAAGGTAAGTCATAATTACGGGAATCATAATGATACGCCGCAATTTTTAACACATCGTCTAGATCATCTAACCACTTGTTAAGTGTTACTTTACTAACTTCAAATGCGTAACACTGGTTAATCTTATCAACCACTACGAAATGAAACTTAATCTTGTAATCACTTAACTCTCCATTTAACTCTTGGTTATTTGCTCTTACTAATTTACAGTACACTGCAGCTTGCAACCAGTACTTGTAATACTCTACTGTTTCAGGAAAATCCTGAATCATTTTACCTGTAGTTTTCAGGTCATTGATGTAGATAGTTTTTTCATCGTGGGCTACACGGATGTTATCTACTATACCTTTAAGTCCAAAGTTATAGTTAAGCAAATCAGTCTGGAGTGGCACCTCACTTTTTGTATCCGGGTTACCGATACCAAGCAAGCTCCAAGCTTTACTATTACCTTTTACTTCATCTACAGATATCTTTACTTTGTCCAGGGTCTCGTTGTCAATGACAAGCTTGTCACCCTTAGTGCGTAGGAAATCATAATAACTTTTGTTTTCCTCAGTTATCATTTTCTCTACACGTTGTTCATCAGTCTTAAGACTTTGATGAAGATTTATTTCTTGTAATACCATTATGATATCACTAGAAAGGTCTTCCAAAGATAACTCAGTATAGCCATCAATTAAGGCTCTAGTGAATACTTTGTCAAGAACTTTCTTAGCGCTGTCCCCAGGTAGCTTGTTAGGAGATAATACAAATTTTTCATTAAACTTATCCTCCTCTAGGAGAAGACAGTGAAGCAGCGTACCCTCAATTAGGTGCTGCTCCATCTTGTCCTCTCTTTGGTTTAGGATATAATGATTATAAAATGATCTAGGGCTAAACAATAACTTATTTAAGCCCGAATAACTAAAGTGATACCTCTTCTTGTAGAAGTTCTCCTCCGCTTGGAAGTCTGTTACCATTTTCTTTCTCGTTAAAATATTTATCAATCATTTTTTGTGACTCAGCATTTAGCTTAATCTCAGATACTTCAAAGTTAGAACTATAAGCATTAGCACCTTGAAGATAATAATCTTTAACAATAGCCAATAGTTCACGTGTAAGTAACTTTTTCTCCAAGCTTATATCTAGGATAGCATCTTTATCAAAACGATATTTATTATACCCTATCCATTTAGTTAAAGACTTAAATCCTACAGTATTTCTATAACTGTGATTATAGATAGGACCTCTGCCAAACTCCTCTAGCAAGAATGCTAAATACATAAAGCTTTGTTCATAGTTAGCATTAGCCATAATCGTCATAGCAATAAGATGGTTACTTTTATCAGTACTTTGTAACATGGTTCTAAGACTCTCATATGATTCTTTATCTATAACATTTTCACCAAGATGTTTAAGGATTGATGTTTGGTCATAACATTTAGACATATATGCAGAATCATAAATAGTATGATCTTTAACCTGAGATATGTAACCTCTATCTACAGCTTGAGCATCTCCACCAAAATCAGATTTACCTGGACTAGTATAGTGTAAACCCCAGCTTGACTTTGATGTAACACAGTTAGGGTTATGCTTATAAATACCGGTGAGTTCATTTATATCATAGATTACATAGTTAGAATCAAGCACACCTGAGTTTACATAAGCTTCTAATTGTATTATAATTTGGTTAGTATTTACAGCACCATTAAAACTTCTTAAGAAGTGTAACATAGATGCTATACCGCATGCATTACCCCACCAGTTAGTTACATTATAGTCATAAGTATCATCTGAAACAATTACAGCATCAGCTTTATTTACATCTCGGATGATTTTAATACCCTTATCTTCTAAGAAAGGTCTTACCCTTTCTCTAGGTACATTAACTTTAGGAGCAAAGTATATAGTCTTAATTGAGTTAATATCTAACTCTTTAGTTTTATCTACAGGATTAGCTGGTATTTCACGACCCCAGTTTTTAGTAATATTACCATCTGAACCTGGAATAACATGTGTTACTTCTAACTTAAACTTGTCACTAGAAGGGACTGTTAGATTCAGCACTTTTAACATTTTCTTCATTTACTTTTGGTTTTTTAGATTCTATGAATTCTTCATAACTCTTTTTCACAAACAGGTCTACAGCAAAAAAGTCTTGGAGTCTACCTAGAGAATCGTGTATGCTCTTGGTATCCTGAGTCGCTTGGTGATATAAAATATCAAAGTATATTTCTTCAGTAAGATGCTCCGCTGTATAAATCCTATCCAAATCTCTTTTAAAGTCTGAGTTATAGATATCTCTAAGCGGAAATATTCTAGAAATTATTTCTCTATTATTTCGAGTCATGTAGCTGTCTATAGTATAGTAATAATTCTTAATTAACTTATAAATGTTATAGTAAGACTTATCATAGTCAGCATTAAAGAGCAACTCACAAGCAATCTTTTTATCATCCATTGATGCATCAAACATCATGCTTAGGGTATTATACATTTCGTCATCTATAACTAGACGCTCAATAGAATTAAAGATATTATCCTCGTTTACAACAGGAACTTTAGCAGAAAGTATTCTATGTAAAATTTCTACAGCTTCTCCACTAATCAGCGTATAGTAATCATCAGTACCGTATAAGGTAGACCAAGCGTCTATATTATTATAATACTGACGGCTGAAATACACATCTGCATTGGTATCAGTAGCAGGCTCTAGAAAATCTGGATACCTTGTAGTAAAAGCTAACTTAGCAAAGTCATCTTTCATTTCATACTTATACAACCTAGTCTCTAGACTACCGAGTGCATCAGGAAACTCATTGTTATCCATGCCAGCAAGAATGGTATTTTTATTACCCACAAATAAGTCTGCCCTAGATATATCATGAGTAATCGTAAACCCATGAAACTTACACAACTCTCTGATTTGCACTTGAGTATATATACAATTGGGTAATACATAAACTCTACTCTTTTTTGGTAGAGTAGGCATTAGATCCCCAGTCAAAAGCTTTTTAGCTTTCTCTATATTTTCTTTAGTAAGGTTATATAGCTTGTATATATTCCCTACCTTCTTACCCCTAGCCATGACAACTTGCAGCTCCCCCTCAATGAAGGGGAGTTGTGCAAGCATCTCAGGAGTAACATTGTTTTTAAGAAGGTTACCTCTCATTATTTTACAGCGATTTTAGCGATTTCTGCATTCATCATTAGACGTGTAAACTTGGCTTTGTTACCGTTTACAATACCTTTAATGATTGCATACTTAAGGTCATTGTTAAAGATGTCCTTGTCAGTAATAAAGTTAGTGATGCGATCCAAGATCTTTTGGTCTACAGTATTCTTCTCAGAATAAACTACAGTGAAGTTAATTAGACGGTGTGCAAGTACACTAGCAATGTCTGCACGGTACCCGTCATCTGCTACTTTACCCATAGCACTACCCATTTGTCCTTTAACATATTCCCAACTTGCGTTAGTAAGCATGTCTTTAGGAGACACCATTTTATCTAACTTGTTGTGGATGAATGTAGTAAATAGAGTAGCGAACTCGCCACCTACACTACCCTCACCAATCATTTGGATTAGCGGTAAGCTTTCCTCAAAGTTTTCTACACTAGAAATAGAGTTAAAGAAAGTGGTAATACTACGAGCATTAGTCTTTTGTGTTACCGTCTCAGGGTGCATCAACAAGAAGTTAATACAACGAGAGTCAATATCATTTTGCTCTGCCCAACGTGCCCAGCACTCTGCATCAAACTTAAGATAAGTAGTGATGAAACGAGTCTTTTGAGCAACGTCAATACTAGTAACATTATAGTCACCATTATCTGGGTTAGTAGTCAAGATGATGTGCCAGTCCTTTGGTAGTTTCCAAGAGATATAAGTTTGGCGGTCAATCAACTCCATACACGCCTGCAAGAATCTGCTATCTGCACGGGTATAGTCATCGAGAATTAAGATACCACCTTCTTCTTTACCTTGGATCCACTCTGGAGTAGCATGTGTCATGCGCTTCTCACCAGTTGGAACATATTTATTTTGGATATACATAGGCAGAGTATTCTCGGGTATCCACTTGGTTACCTTAGCTCCATCCTCAGCAGTCTTAACTACTTCAAATTCTTTAACTGGAAAACCGGTTAAGTCACCAATCTCCTCAATCTGAGAAAGATTAATCTTAACTACATTAAGACCTAGGTCTTTACCTATCTCCAATATAGTACTTGTCTTACCGATACCAGCCTCACCCTCTACAGCAATTGCTACAGGGATCTTACCATTCTCTTGAAGATAGCGGTTATTATTTACAATGTGATTTACAAATCCTTTTAATTCATCTGTGTTAAGTTCTACTTGTGCGCTCATTTTCTTATTAGTTTAATTTAATTTTTGGTCCTGGTAAGCTCTCATTCATTTGTGAACGAGAAGAAATTACCCATAACATTTTGCCTCTAGGCTTTACAGTGCAATAGCATTCGCCATCAGTTAGATATACCATACAACTGAAGTTCTTAAGATGCTGATTGTAATACTCAATAACGGGATCAAACTCAGTTCCCCCTCTTCCAAAAATTTCTACAGTATCACCGGCGGAATATTTCTTAACGCTGTTAATCTTTGTATCACATTGTAATACAGTAATCTCAGCACCGGTCTTATTAATATGGTCAATCTCATGGAAGAACTCACGGAGTTCATCATCTGATACTGAACCACTAGTATCTATGGCAACAAGAATATGTTTTCTTGGTTTAACTTTTAAACCTGCCATCTCTTCAAAACGCTTATTGAATTTTCTTCTAAGCTTTTTAGTATACACTTTCTGGGAACCCCCAGCAAATCTTCTAAGATAACCACGCCAGTCAAACTTTGGTGGTTCCTTACTACTGATCTTATCAAGCAATCCTTGCATCTCCCCAGGTATAGTACCGCGACCTTTAACTTGTTGCGCTACTTCCTTAAGGATATGCTCTAATTGCTTTTCTATAAGCTTCTTTTCTGCTTCAGGTAAATCCTTAAAGTCATCCCAAGTACTATGATCAGGAACCGCATCACCATCTTCATCGTGACTATCTCCTCTAGCTATAGCATCAAGAATTTTTTGAAGTTTACTTTTACCACCACCTTGCTGTTCCTGTTTATCTCTTTCCTTAGCTAAGATCTCATAATACTCTCTACAACCGGCCTTAATAGGTAGGTTATATGGTTTAAAAGTTTCGTTATCTATAGTACAACCTCCTTCAGGAAGATACTGCGAATCAATATACTGGTTAATCTCAAGGTCCATAGCTATGTTAGCTAGGCGCGGATCTGCAAAGTTATCATGCATAGTTAAATGAAAGAATGCAATATGCAATAGCTCATGCTTTAGTAGACCAAGCTTGTGGTCAGAGCTCAGGCTATTCCAGAAATCTTCATTTATCGTAAGCTGATAATTAATATTGTTCTTACTCACACCTGCGGTAGGAACTCTCTTCTGCCACACCTTGTTTAGACCAATGAGAAAGAGCCCGTAGAAGGGCTCCTTTAACATTAGTTCTTTACCGGTCTTGGCTAGGCTTTCATGTTTATCCATGTTTAGGCACCAGATTAATTTTGTAATTCTTAATAAAGGCAAACCCCGCATCATGCAATCTATTAGTTACATCATGAGAAAATCTGCTAAGGCAGAATCCTAAATGTAACGGGTCTTGATTAGGTGCAGAGAAATAGTTTATTATGTTATCCCAATCTACATGTGCATAACCTAAGTCTACTTCAAAGTATAACTTAAGATCTGCAATTACTTTTTCGTCAAAGAATTGCTTACGCGTATTAGCAGAAGGTAACTCTTTATACAATAAGATTAAATATACAAGATTCTCTTTAACATCTAAATTAGATATCAAAGCTTTTGCAACGGTATGATTCTCTGTATCTGTAGAGTTAATCATGTCTAGCAAATTAAAATAATTCTGCTCTGTAAGTTTGTGTACTTCAGTCATTATTTTGTAAGGTTTTTTAATTTTTCAAGCTCTTTATCAAACACATATTTTGCTGCGGCAAAACCCGCCAGGTATCCTTTTCTTGCATAATTATATTTTCTAAAATCTGCAAGGGTGCCATAAAGATTATAATCATGTACTCGCATAGCATAGTTATCTGCCATAGTCAAATAATTAATATAATCATCTCTTTTAATAATGGTATCTGCAATAGCAGGCTCAGAACTTTTTACAAATAGCATTGTACCAGGTTTAATATTCTCCCTAGCTTCTTTACTATTGTATATCTCTATACCATCTTTAGCCTCATAGGGATCACTTATATGAAATGGTATACCATTAATATAAAAAGGTAATCCATCAATCTCACTATAAGTAATTACATCACCTTCTCTAAAGATGTTTACATCAGGTAGAGTATATTCACCATAAATTGTAAGGTTGTCGTCATTTTCACCAGGTAGTACAACCTCTTTTACAATAAACATGTTTGTTTGTTTAGTCATTTATCTTTTGGGTTTTTAACATCCACATAGGTGGCTTGTCTAGATTAGTAATCCATTCTTTTGCACTTGGTATATAACCATTGCAATCTTCTTTTACATGTTGCTCACCTATATATCTAACCATAACCTTTTTACCGGCTGAGTTAGTAATATAGATGCCAAATATTTCTTCACATTGGAAGATACCTTCACTATGATGTCTGAATAACCTGTGGCGACTATCTCCTAGCCACCCTTTAGTTTCATCAAACCACTCATGAATAGGTAGGTAATCTCCAATCTCCCCACCCCATTTCTTAACGGAGCTCTGGCTGTGATCATACGGATGCATTTTCTTCTGTATTAAAGTTATTAATAATTTTAGTTATGTGACTAAGAAAGTCATCATGAGACCATTTGTTTTTCATAATATTACATTTTCCACAACAAGGAACACAGTTGCTTTCTGTATAGTTATCGTTATTATCTTTACGGTCAACACCATTATAGCATATTGACTTGTTACCTTTTTTTATTTTATTATTAGGTGTTACATTACAATAATAACAGTTACTAAAGATAAGATCTGTAAAGTAGTTATCAGATAGTTCAAAACTATAACCTCTTTGTAAAGCATTTTTTTTATAAGAGTTCCTAATATTCTTTATTAGACTCTCTTTATTTTTTTGAGTAAAGGACTCTCTTCTTTTTTTATCAGCACATTTTCTACATGTTCCTTTTAACTTATCTACTCTAATGCTAGTTATAATATCACAAGAGCACTGTACTTTAAAGTATCTATGATTAGATGTACTTTTCTGTATGTCCTCCTCTAGGTATACAAAACTTGTATTAGGTATTAGTTGGCCTGGTTTATAAGATATTTTATGCAGTGATGGGTTAGATACTTTACAAGACTTTGCACCACAAGTAGATATATAACCAGCTCTAATTGAAGCATATTGTTTTATATGATCTTCTTTACAGGAAAGGCATTGTACTTTTATGTACCGCATTCCTTTTCCTTTATAACCGGCCTCATCTAAATAAATAAGTTTGGTATCTTGTCCAAGTTTATCAGTTATAACTTCTCCTTGCTTTAATATATGTTTCATGTGGCATCCCTTTATAATACAAAGATACAACAAAATAATCATACATACAAGGATGAGCCATAATTACTTACTCATTTTGACCTCCATAAAGTTCGTTGAAGTATTGTTCCCCTGAAAAATTTAACTTATACTTATCACCTTGTTCATAAGCATCAATAATCTGCTCCTTCTCCATTTGTTTGGCTTGTTCAAATAGTGGTTCAGAGTTCATAAGAGAGTACCTCTCCTTTAATTGTTGCTCTAATAATTCAACCGCAGTTTGTTTCTTTTCCATAGTTATAAATTTTTAGGTTTAAGATATTCAACACATTCTTTACGTAAGCAAAACCATGCAGGATATGGTCCTGCTACCATTTCTTTTTTGCAAGAGGTGCAAGACCAAGGGTATGTAATAGTTTGTTTACTCATAGTTATTTAGTTTTTAATTGTTCAAACCACTCTGTAATATCTTCTTCACCATCAAAGATAGTAGGCCAAGAATTCATCTCTATTAGTAAGTTTAAGACTTCTTCCTTACTATACATTTGTTTGGCTTGCCATTCAGCACCTTTTCTAGCACCGTCTGCCCATATCTCTTGGGTTCTACCTTCATCGTAGCCTTCTCTTTCTAAAAATTCTTGAAATGTTTCTTTTTCCATAGCTTTTAATCTTGGTTTAATTGTTTCATAAAACGTAACACCTCTTCATAGGGTGTGAAGATGAAGAATAGCTCTCCACTTTTTAGATAGACAACACACATATCAGGGTTAATAATGTCAGCCTCATCTGCATTTTGCCTAACTGCTACTATCTCATCGTACTTTATACATACATCAGCAAGGCTTTTATCTTGCTGCTCCATAAAGTCATACTCCTTATCATGAAGGAGTTCTGTCTTAGTGATTAGTAATTTACTCATAGTTTTTAGTTTTAATTATTAATGATCATATGGATGGGCCATTAGAATTCTATGTTCTCTAGAGATACCAATTCATCTGCCTCGGTAACCTCCCTAACATAACCACTAATAGTAATTTTGTCTGTATCAGGTGTTATGATAACGGTACCGTACCCACCATCATTATTATACCAGTCCCAGTTATAATGGTTATTTAGTATATGATAACCTAAATCTTCACATAGTCCGCGTAAATCTTCGGCTACACCATCTATACTTTCCCATTTCTCTTTATAAAAATCTACATCATCTATGGATCCAGAATCTCCAGAGCCATCATATCTTATTTCTACACGCTGAATATCTAAGTCTCTTAGACGAGACATTAGCGCTGCTACTTTAGTACTTGCCATATTACTTTTGCTTATAGAACCTACCAAGTATGTTTGCGTTTAACCAGAAGTCTTTCTCTAGTACTTCACACATAAATTGGTATTTAACCTCTTGATAAGAGAGCTCTGTCTTAGAGTAACATATCTTTAGGATAGTTCTCCTAATAGCTAAACCATCCTTGTGAGCTTTCTTTAATACTTCATTACTACTATAGTAATTTTGATATACAGTTTTTCTTACGCGTTTGTAAGTCTTTTTACGTTTATCCGTAGGCATAGCCTTCTTGCTGAGCTTAGTCTTTACATCAGCAAAGAAGTTCTTCTTACCTATATAGGACTTGCGTTCACCATTTATGATAACATCCATCTGGTATACAAATCCTACAGCACCATCAGGAATCATGTCCTCGGTGAACTCTTTAAATTGATATGACCAGCTCATGGTATCTTTATACCTAAAGTACTTGCAGCTAGCTCTGCCATAATGCTAGTAGTATTACGATGAGTATCCTGTGCGTCATATCCCTGAACTTCAGCTAATATAGTAAGCATTACTTTATCAGCTTGATCAGGTAAGCAGTACTTCTGAATTCTATTACGAAGACGCTCATGTCTTGTAAGAGGTGTTTCATATGTTACTCCCTCTTGCATAGGATATGTTGTTAATGTTGCTGACATAATTTTATTTTTTAATTTTTTTAATTTATAAACCCACATGTTTTCTAGCTATTTGCATTAGCATATCATTTAAGTGACGGTGAGTATCCTCAGCATCATAACCTTTAATAGTGTCAAGTATTTTAACTATTACCTTATCTGCTTGGTCTGGTAAACAAAGTGAGTCAATCCGATCAAGTAATTTATCATAATCACTACTATAATATTTAGGCGTAGGTTCAGGTAACGAATCATGCATAACTCCATAGGCTCCATATGTTGAATTCTGTAAAATAGCATATGCTGATTTTAAATTTTCTTCTTCCATAATTTTATTTTTTTAATGCTTGTTTTAATAAAGGAAATAATTCTTCATGTACCTTTTGAATACCAAAATCACGTACAGAATCGGATAAGTCTTTAGACATAGGTAGGATAACTTTATTTATCCCATATAGTTTTTTATACTTATCTGCAGATCTTATACCCGCTTCATCATAATCAAATAGAGTACATATTGCCTTATAACGATCTTTATACATTGCAATTGACCCACTAGGAATCATTGTATTCTCGCTATCTGGCGCTACAAATTCAGCGTTATAACCAAACTTGCTTAATGCCATAATATCTTTAAGAGAGCTGCAGATTATAAGATTGGGCTTATCAAATTTTAATTGATCAGTGCCCTGGATATAACCATTAACCTTTATAAACTTGTTCTCTTTATTTTTTGGCTGATAAATTTTATACAACTCGCCGCTACTTCTAAAGTAACCATAGAAATATGCACTTTTCATAGTAACATCTGGAGCATTCTCTTTCTCCATAATATAAGACTCAATAGGTCTTACATCATAATGGTTAAGAGTATTAGAATCAATCTTAAATTGCGTCCAATATTCTGCGTCTAGGTTAGTCCACTTTCTTTCTTGATAGCTAGTTACCTCATAGCGACCCTCAGGTTCAATAAACCTTTCATCATCTAATCCAATAGTTTTATTGTACTCCTCAAGCATAATTGTTGCAGCCTGTATAGCATCGCAATTATAAATAAGTTTTACAAACTCAATATGATTGCCCCCATTATCTGTAGAGAAATCTTTGAAGCAATATTTATTGCCTTTTACATATATACAAAAGCTAGGATTAGTCTCCGCTGGATTAAAAGGAGATTTAATCTTGATATTTTGACCAACAAGTTTAGTATCTAATTTGCAAAAATGTTCAAACACCCAATAAGATGGAATGCTATTAGCAGTTGTAGCTTGTAATTTTGTACTAATCATGTTAAATGTATTAAGAATAAAAAGGGGAGCATTACACTCCCCTCTATATTCAATTGATATTAAAGTTCAAAGTCACCCGTAGCTTTTGGAGCTGCAGGCTGATCATCACCAAATGAGCTTACGCTTTCAACTTTACGTTTCTTAACGTGGATTTGCTCATCAAAAGCTACAACTTTACTAGAATTTTCTTCAATGCTAGCAGACTCAAATGGCACTTGACCACGAGAATACTTAGGCAAGAATAAATCATAGTTAGTATAACCTTCTTTATTCACATACTCTTTACCCGCAATACACATGCGAATTTCTTTACCTGCAAATGGCTTATCATTGTTGAAAGCCTCAAATAAAGATTCAATGGTTTCATGCTTGTTATCTTGCTGCACAAACCATTCAAGAGATTTAGTTTCCTTACAAAAAGATTGCAAGAAACGTAGAAGCTCTTTATCACGACTTACCTCAATACCACTTTTAGTAGTACCATCAGCATAAGGATATTCACTTGCACGAATGCGACCTACTTGACCTAAATGGCGTCCCAAAGATTGATCATCTTTGTTAATCCAAAAGCCTTCAAAGTCATCGCCCATTGCTGGACCTTCAACGTTAAGGATAATATCATAACCACCTTCTTTAAAGCGAGCTGGTTCTAGCTTAATGTTCAACACTGTACATGTTTCATTACCTGGTTGAATTACTTTAGGTACACTGGATCCACCAGTTGTACTTACTACATCTTTTGTACTTATCATTTTACTTAGGGTTAATCGATATAAATTTTACTCCAATCTACGTTAATTACGTTTTCATCTGTTAACTCAGATACTACAAACTCTTGATTTCTCAAGTGTTCAGGTCTTGCACCGCAGGCAATCTCATCAGAAGTTTTAAAACTTAAGATATTAGTTTTGCCTTTTCGGTATAGATAACCTATAGCATCAGAATTGGAACAAGATATTCTCTTTAGTTTACCGGTTAAATCCAAGTCTAAAGAGTTAAACTCGGAACCGTTTTTCTCAAGAAGGGTGTCTTTTACGTGTCCTACCAATATTGTTCTAGGAGCCCAGGTCTTGATATAATCAACAACCTTTGTAAAAGCTTCTCTAAGATATGGATAACCAGCACCGTTTGGTAAACTAAGAATAGTACCATATTGTGCCTTACCTGATTGTGCCTTACCTGATGTAAACCAGTTTTTACCCATAGGTGTTCTAGAATAAAGTTCTTCGGCATAAGGAACACACATCTCCTCTAATGCTGTAATAGTATCTACAGCAACGTATTGATATGGGTTACCAGCATCTTTAATAGCTTTACCAATATGCTTGATTTCTTCAACTGAACTTGCTTTAATCTTAATAGCGTCAATATAATCGGCACCATTTTCTAAATCCAGAATAAGGCAATTCTCTAAGTTGGCAAACAAGGTTGTTTTACCAGTCTTAGGCTTTGAAAAGATAATCAAGTTACTTGGGCTTTGAGATACAGCCTTAACTTTTTCTAACGGTAATTTAATTTCCATGTTATTTTAATAAATCATTCAACCATTTCTTGTTACTTACAGGCTTCTTTAATAGCAATGCGGCCAAATCACGAATTGTTAATTGGTCAAATGGTGCGTCGCTATTAGGATCTAAAATCTCATCAAAGTCCATAGTTAATGGAGCTGCAGGAGATTTACCTTTAGTAGAAATAGCTTTTTTCTCTTCTTTACCAGGGACGTTAACTTTAACTAATTCAGCAGCTGGAATAAGATATCTTACTTGACCATTAGCCATAGGCTCGGTGGTATCATATTCTTCTAACCAGTGTGGATTATAACGCCAAACATACAAGGTGCGATTAATATCTTCAGGATCTTTGGCCTGGCTTACAGCTTCGGTATAAACATCTTGTTCTTTGCGAAGCTCGCCGACAAACATGCTGAAATGCATTTCATCTTTACCTTGCGGGCGATAAATTAACTTAGGGATGTAAAGTGCATCTGGAATACCTAGCGCATCAAAAGTTGGTTGATGATACTGTCTAAGGTCTTGGAGCTTATCCTTTACATTGTCTGCTTTTTGTGTTGTACTTATTGACATGTTACTTAGAATTTAATTTTTCTTTCTTGTTGTGGCGGAGTAGCAATTTCAACTATCTTCATTTTTTCAAATTCGGCTTTAAAGAAACTCATTCTAGCATCGCCATTACGGCACTTGATAAAATGCATTACAAGAATCTTATCATCCTCGATAATAAATCTATCGGGACCATATAAGCGTATCTTTTGTTTCCCAGGCCTGTTGATTCCTACTAATGTGTCGGCATGCTGCAATAAAGCGTCAGCTCCAAATAGATCAGACTCTAGTATGTAATTACCATACTTGCCGTCTTCACTACGCTCAGGATTATCAATATTCCTATTAAGCTGACTTAAGATAATAAACGCTATTGGATACTTACGTTTAAGTTCCGTTAGCGCCTCACCTAAATTATACAACGTGTCATATTTGTCTTTCTCAAAGGGTGCCTTCTTGAGTAAGAGCGAGTGGTCTAGCGTTACAATTGTTTTTGTAAATACTTTTTCCCCATCTTCATCAGATTCAGCATAGTATTCCATGTAGTCCTTAATGATTTCTTTGAACTCATTAACTGTACAAGGATCCTCTACGATATCTATAGGGTATTGTACTCTTTCTTTTGCATAATCATAACACTTTTGAAGATCATCATCGGTAATTGTCCCTGATGCACTGCATAAGTACTTATAGGGTTTACCAAGTACGCTGGAGTATTCACGGATAGCCGAAGTACGTGCTATCATCTCAAACTGAAATTCCAGTACTCTAAAGTTTTCGCCTTTATTCAAGACAAAAGCTTCACGTACTATTTGATCTTTAATAAGAGTTTTCCCACTTGCCGGTCTTCCGCCTATAACCGTCATTGAGTTCCACTCTAAACCACTTGTTGTTGCGTCATTAAACTTATCCCAGGGTGTCTTTAAGCTTTTGATTTGGCCTTGTTGACGTCCCTTCATGTACTTCAAAGAGTCAAGAAATCCTTCCCGCTGGCTATTCCAGCTTGTATTTTTTTTCTTTGTTGTCATTTATAAAGGATAAAAAACCCCGTACCTATTCGGCACGAGGTATCTGTAATTTTTCTACTACGAATTTATAAAAATAACTTAGAAAAAGCAACAGTAATTCTATAAGAAAGTACTGCCATAGGGCTATTTCTATAATTAACGTGTTGGTTATAAACCAACTAAGTACTGAAAAAAAGATACTAACAATTAAAGCTAATGCCTTTTCTTTTGTGAAAAAATTTATAATCATACTACGTTATCACTGAAATGAGGAGTTTCTGGCTCATCATCTCCATTAATAATTATATCACAGTAATTAGCAAGCTCAGAATCCCAGGACTTATCTGTATTTTGCTTGCGTATAAAGTACTGTGAATTCTTCATATACATGTAATTAGTCTTTTCATACGTCTCTACATAATAAAATGTAGCACGTAGGATAGTGTCCCAATCATACGTATAATTTTTAAAGAACCATTTGAAAGCATCTTCTATATTCTTCTTGTTTACTCTAGCAGCTTTACCGCTAGGAAGTTTACCTTTAGGGAATATAGAAATATACTTATCAATATTATCTGATGCATCATCTGGTAAAGCATTTACAACTTTAGAGTTAAATCTTACAATTTCTAAACCTTTAGAAGTTAGCTTACCCTCCTCATCAATATACCCTTGCTGAGCAACAGTTCTCATTTCCAAAGGTACCTTGATGTTTTGAGGTGCTGTACCATTATAAATGGACCACAATAAATAATAACTATTAGGCGACAAACCCTTAGTTATTAAAAAGTCAAATAGTTCTTTCATAGCTTATCTATAGGGGCTAAAGATACAAATGATTTCTTTATTTGTTTTTCCTGAAGAGAAGCCATAAGATTACTCCATATAGGTAATACGGCCTTATCTTTAATCTCCAAGGCAGTCCGGGTTTTATTAGCACCATGTAACATAGTAGCGTGATGTGTAACCTTTTCTCCGTGTAAATCATTGAGTACTCTTACCATATGGGAATAACTTAAACCAAGTTCTACACCTATTAAATAACAAGCTTGTCGAATAATAACAGTTTGTGTACCACGATACTTCATCTTCTTTGTGAAAGGAGAATCATCAGGATACAACTCTTCGGCCAGATCTATAATAACTTTAAAGCTATCTACACCAGGTACAAGAGCATTAATCTCACCAATGTATTTATCATACTTGTTTAGATTAGCTTGGATGTTATTAAAAAATTTACCTACTGCTAAGTTTAAATCATAGTTTAGTTGAGCTAGATCCTCCCGAATACTTTTCCTCAACTTCTTCACGTCGCTTTCTGCCATTTGTTACATAGTCTATTAGCTCCATATGATAATACTTTCCACTATTGGTATCTTTAGCTAGATCTTCAGAGATTTCTTTAGCTCTTTCTAAGTTAACACCATAATCAGATAACGCATCATATAGGCATTTGTTCTTAATATTACTTCCTTCTATTTCAAAATGCACTTCACCAAATCTTGGGTCTAGTACAGTTTTTATCTTAATTCTACCAGGATATAGGGGATTGACCATTTTCTTCTAGGTGTTTATTAATTTTATTCCACATGTCGTTACAGTCCCACTTACTTCCATTATATGCAGCACTAGCAGGATGTGATACCATAATCTTGTGATTGCTATCTGGTACCATATCAGCAAATTCTTGCGCTTTCTTACCTAAAAATACATATACTAAACCATCTTTATGATGAGTCAGTATATCTAGGAGATAGGCCATAAACGGTTGCCACAATTCTTGGTGCGTACCTGGTTTGCCAATAGTTGTAGTTAATGCTGAGTTTAACATAAGCACACCCTGCTCCACCCAAGGGGACAAATCAGGACTTCCTACATATTCCGCATCAACAGTATCTTTAATTGAACTATGCATATACTGTAATGATTTCTCAATCTTACCTGTATTGCCACAACTAAACGCAATACCATCCGCAACACCTAATTGTGGATAGGGATCTTGTCCTATAATAACTACTCTAACGTTATCTATAGGGCATTTTTCCAAAGCGGTAAATAGACTTTTAACAGGAGGAGTAAAGCGTTTACCTTGCTCAACTTCTTTCACTAATTTTTCTAAGATATCATCCATATCAGATGATAATAAAAAAGTGCGAAGTTTATTCCATCCTTTGTCTCTTACCTTATCATAAAGTTTTTGACTAATTTCTTGTATGTTAACTTCTTGAGTCATAAGTTTGTTACAAATAAAATTATTATGTCTGAAAAGAAAACCCAAAAGGTAAAAATCATTGATAAGAGTAAAGTTATCAAAGCTGAAATACCCGGTATTTTCTATTATAGATTTAATAAAATGCTCGGTGAACACTTTGAATACAAAGATAAAGAGCACTTTAAGCAAATCATGGAGGATATAAAAGAAGGCAAGCAAGAAACCCCGCTAGCCTATCATATATATACCGTCATGGCATTTCAAATCTTCCTAGAAGACCTTGCTGAAGAACAAGGTCTAATGGAAGAAATTGAAATAGATATTGAAACTGGAGAACGGGTTAATACAGAGAAAAACCCACAAGCTCCCCAATCTCAATCGAAGCCTGAATAGCCATAGATAATTCTTCTTTATCACATTCCGAAAATGACTTACAGTTAGTGTCAGTGCAAAGTCCTGCACGCAACTTAACTTGAAGCTTCATATCTTCAAATGAGTCTCCAGTATAGTTAGCAAGTTCGCGAATATGCTTATGTACTTTGCTTATTTGAGCATAGCTAGCATCTTCAGTTTGAACTTCATAGGTGATAATAACTGTTTCACCTTCTTGTAATCCTTTAATAAATAAGCCTAGCTTAGCAGACCCCAAAGGATCTATCTCTAAGTTCTTATTTACTACTTTTGCGCGTATACTTACGGGTAGTTGGTTTGCCATCTTGTTTAGGTTTATTTTTACTTCCTTTAGGTCTTCCAGGTCCACGTCTAATAGTCTTAGATCTAGCTGAAATAAGATTTTTATGTGAACTAAATAACACCATGTACTTATCTAATAAGTCCATGTAAGAGTTATCTACCGCAGCTACCTCTTCTTGAAGATTCTTAATCTTCTTATTATTAATAAGAAGTCCTACTAGCATACCTACGGCATAGGTACAAAATGCAATTGCACACACATCAAGTGTTTCCATTTCTTTTTTCTTTTAAATAATTTTTAATTAATTCTACTACGTCCTGCATCTCTGCATAATCCATGTGGGTTATGAGTTCCGCAAATTCAGATAGCCTGTTACACACATTAGGCATATCTATTTGTTCAGGCATATCCCAGAATGCTTTCAGTAGTCTACCATGTTCTTTAACAACGGTATCACTAAAGTTATTTAAAGCATACTTGGTCTTATGCCTATTAAACCATGTAATATTCATGGTCTCATCTGCTGCAAATACACACATCTGCAGCCACACTACAAGATTAGCAATCTTGATTCTTTCCTCTTCTTCTTTTGTCAATGACATAAATGTAATTTAGCTAACCCTTCTTCTACTGTAATGTATTCTATTTTAAGACCTTGCCAGTCATATAGGAAATCTCCCATATCTGTACCGCTCATCTCTTCACCATGCCACTCTGCTTGCGCAGTAATGTATGGTCCACCGCTAGGGTCTATCATAGAAAACTTATAGTTAGGAAACCCTTTTTCACTGGGCCATCCTCCTAAGCGGAAGTGTTCACCAAAACCAGTCATCTCTATTACATTATCTTTTTTCTCAAAGGTGATTACATCACCATGCCTGTTTCTATAACTTGTTTTCATATCAGAAAATATAACGTATTGTACACCAAGGTATCAGTATATCATGCAGTGCTTTAAACTGATTAATATACTCTCTCTTTAGCACATGCTTGTACCTAATATTCTTTTCACCATTACCAGATATCTTATCTTCCTGAATCTCAGGAGTCCATAGCATATCCTCGCCGGAGATATTATTCAGTAGGTTATACGCATGCTTCTTTTCATTATGGGTAAGAAATATAACCTCACACTTTACTTTATCCTTATTTGTAACATGCTCATCTACAAGCATAAACAAATCTCGGTAATCATCTAGCCAAGTATCTGTTACTACAACAGGGCTAAAGTTAATGTGGACCTCATAACCCTTATCTATAAACTTATCTATAGCCTGGATCCTTTCTATAATAGAACTGGTCTCGGGCTCTAGCACATCCGAATACTTCTGCGGCATAAGACTAAACCTAATTCTAATACTAGCAGAAACATCAGGTAAATCATAGTTCACATACTTAGTAGCAAACGAGAATTTAAGATGACTTCTTCCATATGTAGTTCTAAAAATATGGTCTATATCATAGTACTTAGCATGCAAAGCAAGATCTTCATTACTACCTATATCATAGGTTATATAATGGTCATCAGTTTGATTAGGCTTATTTTGGTTATACCAATCTGAATAAACATTGTCCACGTAGTGCTCAGTTATAGCAGCTAATACATCATCTACATTATCTGCCACCTGTACTCCCGTAGGACGGTGGCGTTTCATATAACAGTTATGAGTTAACACACCATTTGCAAAGTAGTTCTCATTATTTTTTACAGAAAAGTTGACAACCTTAGAATTTTTACTTATCTTATTAATAGAAGTTATCTTTTTAAATTCAAGATTCATGAACTGTTTATATTGTGGTAAAATTACAAAAAAGGATACAACCTATTGCAATGATACCTGTGAAAAAAATTATACATCTTTATTTAGCCAAGATACTAAACCTATGTTTAGAACCTTTCAAGAAGCTGGTAAGTTTTATAACAAGGACTTCAGAACTATGAAGAAGTTTGAAGGTAGCCTTTTTACTATTGATAAAACATTACCATCTGCTAGTACTAAATGGGTCATATGTAAAACCTGCGGTGAACAAAGTCCTAAATCTAAAGCTCGTGCCGGTTATTGTACTCATTGCAGAATACAAGGTCTTGGTAAGAAGCAGCAAGGCAGGACTATATCTACTATGTATAAAGGTAAGGGTAATCCTAACTATATACACGGCAATGCTCCAAGCACAGATTACACAGATGGTAGCTGGTTAAAACTTAAAAAGCAGTTAGACTTTAAAGAATGTGCTTTATCAGGTTTAACTGATAACATTGACTACCACCATATATTACCTAGGTGGTTCTGTGCTTTAGCAAACATAGACGTTTATGATACCAATAATATTATTGGTCTAAATCATCAGTATCATAAAGCAGTTCATCATCTACAGTTAGATCTTTTGCTTCTACCCAACCTCTATTCTTTGTATAGAAAGGATGCTCAGCAGTTACATTCACAGTTCTTGAACCTATTGAGATTACATAAAGTTCATCAGTATCCCGTTCACCAACTGCAGAAACTAGATCTGTTTCAAATTGCCAGGTATCCAGGGAAAAAGAAATTATTGAATCTCCTTCCTGAATTTCTCCCGCCCTTCTTAAACCAGAAGGGGTCCTGATTAATGTATCAGGTGTTATACAGTAACTACAGTTATAAAGACAACCGTGGCCAAAGCTAGGAGCAATAAAGTCCGTGCTTCGGCCAGATTCAGTAATCTTTAATTGTTTTCTAGTTACTTTCTTGATTAGACTTTTCTCTTTCAAGCTCACGTATTTTGCGGTTAACTAGATCAACACAATCATCTATACCCTTATAGGGGTTAAGATAAGGAACTGTTTTATTGTTACGCAGATTATCCATCTGCACTGCTAGTTCCTTTAATATGTCTACCACGTTATGCATACTGCAGCTTCGTTAACAAGAAAGTATAAGCTACCCTCAATGTCAATGATCTCAGAGTTAGCTAACGCGTTTCCTACATATACCAAATCTCCTGGTTGTACATTAGTACATTCAGATCCAGTAGCATGTACTTTAAGTTTAGTCCAGCTCTTCATCCATTCTTGTTCCATAGCAGCTTCAGATTCTGCTGTTAATAATACCTGAGACTCAGGTTTTACAGGCTTCTCAATGAGAATTCTTTTTCCGTGCAATTTCATAATTGGTTTTTGTTTTTACAAATATAGTTATTTAATCTTTACCTCTGGTAAATTATGAGCCTCTTGCTCATTACATACCCGGCATACATATACAGTAAAGGGTGGGTGATACCTAAAAGTTATATATCTCATATAATTCTGTGGAGGAATTTTATTACCACAGGATATACATTGATGCTTAGTTCTAGTATATACAACCTTATCCTTAATAGTTGGTAATCTATTTAACATAAGTTATTATTAGCAAGGGAAAGGGGAGTCGAACCCCTTTAGGTGTGTTTTGCTCTCAGAGCTTCTTTTGCTTATTCACTCGTTTTGATTACCGACACTTTATGAACCTATGCGCCCTGCGCTTTCCCCTATGTCCCTCGTCTTTCCGAGGTGTCAATAGTTTTAATCAATTACTCATTGACTATACATCACTATAAGTGCAGTCAGGACAGGATTCGAACCTGTATAACTTTTACAATTAAAAGTTTAAACTTTCAGGACTTACTACCTTAAGGCAGTAAACTATCTATATAATTATGTTTCCCTCACATACTTTGGGTGCGTCTACCATTCCGCCACCTGACTATTTGAGGATGAGAAGTCCTCAGTGTTGTGTCATAACTGGATGACCCACCAACTAGATCCTTTCTCAAGGGATCAACACATTTTGCCTTTTTAAATGACATCGGGAAAGCTAACCCTATCTCCTATACGATGAGAACAGTTTCATTAAGTTCGTCTATACCATTATAGTATAGCTGGTACGATTAAGAGGAGTTAC